CTCAGGTTCTTCAGGTTTAAGTGGTATAAATGGTACTTCGGGCACAAGCGGTACCTCAGGTACAGATGGTTCATCAGGAACATCAGGAACAGATGGTTCTTCAGGCACTTCTGGTACCTCTGGTACCTCTGGTACAGATGGTTCATCTGGTACAAGTGGAACAAGCGGATCTTCAGGTTTAAGTGGTATAAATGGTACTTCTGGAACTAGTGGTACAGATGGTACTTCAGGTACATCAGGTACAGATGGTTCAAGTGGTACTTCAGGTACAGGTGGTACTTCTGGTACAAGTGGTACAGATGGCACTTCAGGTACTAGTGGTAGTTCAGGCCTTTCAGGAATTAATGGAACCTCTGGTACAAGTGGTACAGATGGTTCTTCAGGAACATCAGGTACAGATGGCTCATCAGGCACAAGTGGTACAAGTGGTACAAGTGGTTCATCAGGAACTTCAGGTACTGATGGCTCAAGTGGCACTTCAGGTAGTTCTGGTTTGTCTGGTATAAACGGAACAAGCGGCACATCAGGAACTTCAGGAACAGATGGTTCATCTGGTACTTCAGGTACAGATGGTAGTTCAGGTATAAGCGGAACATCAGGCACATCTGGTACAGATGGTTCATCTGGTACAAGTGGCACTTCAGGCTCTTCAGGCCTTTCAGGTATAAACGGAACAAGTGGCACTTCAGGTACTGATGGCTCAAGTGGCACTTCAGGTACAGATGGTAGTTCAGGTACATCTGGTTCATCAGGAACTAGTGGTTCTTCTGGTACATCTGGTACAGATGGTTCAAGTGGTACATCAGGTTCATCAGGTTTAAGCGGTATTAATGGAACCTCAGGTACAAGTGGTACCTCAGGTACTGATGGCTCAAGCGGTACTTCAGGTACAGACGGTTCTTCAGGTACTTCTGGCACAAGTGGTTCATCAGGCACATCTGGTACAGATGGTTCATCTGGCACTTCAGGCTCTTCAGGCCTTTCAGGTATAAACGGAACAAGCGGTACTTCTGGTACTTCAGGAACTGATGGCTCTTCGGGTACAAGCGGTGAATCAGGTACAAGCGGTTCTTCGGGTACTTCAGGTACAGACGGATCTTCAGGTACAAGCGGAACAAGTGGAAGTTCGGGATTAAGTGGTATTAATGGTACTTCAGGTACTAGTGGTTCATCAGGTACAAGTGGTACCGATGGTTCTTCAGGTACTTCGGGTACAGATGGTTCTAGTGGCACTTCTGGTACTTCGGGTACAGATGGTTCTTCTGGTACCTCTGGTTCATCTGGTCTTTCAGGTATAAATGGTACATCAGGTACTTCAGGCACTTCTGGTACAGATGGTTCATCTGGTACAAGTGGTGAATCCGGAACATCTGGCTCATCTGGTACTTCTGGTACAGATGGTTCTTCAGGCACAAGCGGAACCAGCGGATCTTCAGGTTTATCCGGTATAAACGGCACCTCAGGTACAAGTGGTTCATCAGGAACCTCAGGTGAATCCGGCACAAGTGGTACTTCAGGTACTGATGGTTCAAGCGGTACTTCAGGTACAGATGGCTCTTCAGGTACTTCAGGTACATCTGGTTCAAGTGGTTCATCAGGAACATCTGGATCTTCAGGTTCATCAGGAACTTCAGGGACAGATGGTTCATCTGGCACCTCAGGTACAGATGGTTCTTCGGGTACAAGTGGCACTTCTGGTACAAGTGGTACAGATGGTACTTCAGGTACTAGTGGCACATCAGGTAGCTCAGGTCTTTCAGGTATAAATGGCACTTCAGGTACAAGTGGTTCATCAGGTACTTCAGGTACAGATGGTTCTTCAGGTACTTCAGGTACTAGTGGTAGTTCAGGTTCATCTGGTACAAGCGGCACAGATGGTTCATCAGGTACATCAGGTAGTTCAGGCTCATCAGGCACAAGTGGTAGTTCAGGCTCATCAGGTACTAGCGGTTCTTCAGGAACTTCAGGTACAGACGGATCTTCAGGAACTAGTGGCTCAAGTGGTACATCTGGTTCATCTGGTACAAGTGGTACAGATGGTTCTTCAGGTACAAGCGGAACAAGTGGTTCTTCTGGTTTATCAGGTATAAACGGAACAAGTGGTACTTCTGGAACTTCAGGTTCAAGTGGTACAGATGGTAGCTCAGGTACTTCAGGCACTAGTGGTAGCTCAGGTAGTTCAGGATCTTCAGGAACATCTGGTACAGATGGTTCTTCAGGCACTTCAGGTAGTTCTGGTTCATCTGGAACTTCGGGTTCAAGTGGCTCATCAGGAACATCAGGTTCAAGCGGTACCTCAGGTACAGATGGTTCATCAGGAACTAGTGGTACAAGTGGTAGCTCAGGTTCTTCAGGAACAAGTGGTACTTCAGGTAGCTCAGGAACAAGTGGTTCTTCTGGCTTAAGTGGTATTAATGGTACTTCAGGTACTTCAGGCACAAGCGGTACAGATGGCTCATCTGGTACTTCAGGCAGCTCAGGATCATCTGGTTCATCTGGTACTTCAGGTACAGATGGCTCAAGTGGTACTTCAGGTAGTTCAGGCTCTAGTGGAACTTCAGGTTCTAGTGGTTCATCAGGAACTAGTGGTTCCTCAGGTACATCTGGTACAGATGGCTCATCTGGTACTTCAGGATCTTCAGGAACATCAGGTAGCTCAGGCTCATCAGGTACTTCAGGAAGTTCAGGCACTTCAGGTACATCTGGATCTTCAGGTTTAAGTGGTATTAATGGTACTTCAGGTACTTCGGGTACAAGTGGTACAGATGGTTCATCTGGCACTTCAGGTAGCTCAGGTTCTTCAGGTAGCTCAGGTACTTCAGGTACAGATGGTTCATCAGGAACAAGTGGTTCTTCAGGTTCATCTGGTACATCAGGTTCATCAGGTTCATCAGGAACAAGCGGTTCATCAGGTACATCAGGTACAGACGGATCTTCAGGTACAAGTGGAACCTCAGGTAGTTCAGGCTCATCAGGTTCAAGTGGAACTAGTGGTTCTTCAGGTACTTCAGGTACTTCAGGATCATCAGGTCTTTCAGGTATAAACGGAACTTCAGGTACTTCAGGTTCATCTGGTTCATCAGGTACCTCAGGTACGGATGGCTCTTCAGGTACTAGTGGAACATCAGGTTCTTCAGGTTCAAGCGGTAGTTCAGGTTCAAGCGGCACTTCAGGATCTTCAGGTTCTTCAGGAACAAGTGGTACAAGTGGTACTTCAGGTTCTTCAGGTTCAAGTGGTACATCTGGTACAGATGGTTCATCTGGTACAAGTGGTAGCTCGGGCTCATCAGGCAGTTCAGGTACTTCAGGTACATCTGGCTCTTCAGGAACATCAGGTTCTTCAGGTTTAAGCGGTATAAACGGAACTTCAGGTACTAGCGGTACATCAGGCAGTTCAGGTAGTTCAGGTTCATCAGGAACAAGTGGTTCATCTGGTACTTCAGGAACTAGTGGTTCAAGTGGCTCTTCAGGTTCAAGCGGAACTTCAGGTTCAAGCGGAACATCTGGTTCAAGTGGTAGTTCAGGTTCTAGTGGCTCATCAGGAACTAGTGGTACAGATGGCTCATCTGGTACTTCAGGTTCATCAGGAACATCAGGCAGCTCAGGTTCATCAGGAACTAGCGGAACTTCAGGTTCTTCAGGAACATCTGGTTCATCAGGCCTTTCAGGTATAAATGGTACTTCAGGTACAAGTGGTACTTCCGGTTCAAGTGGTTCAAGTGGCTCTTCAGGTACATCAGGTTCAAGCGGTTCATCAGGAACTTCAGGAACTAGCGGCTCATCAGGATCTTCAGGTAGCTCAGGTTCATCAGGAACTTCTGGCTCAAGCGGTACATCAGGTACTAGTGGAAGTTCTGGTTCATCTGGTTCATCAGGAACATCAGGCACTTCAGGTTCAAGCGGAACATCAGGCACATCAGGATCATCAGGTTCATCTGGTACCTCAGGTACATCTGGATCATCAGGTTTAAGTGGTATTAATGGTACTTCTGGAACAAGTGGCTCATCTGGAACTTCAGGTTCAAGTGGCTCATCAGGTACAAGTGGTAGCTCAGGTTCTTCAGGTACTTCAGGTTCTTCAGGAACTTCTGGTTCAAGTGGCTCAAGTGGCTCTTCAGGTTCATCAGGTACTTCTGGTACTAGTGGTTCATCAGGTACTTCAGGTACAAGTGGTTCTTCTGGTTCATCAGGTTCTTCAGGCTCATCAGGAACAAGTGGTTCATCTGGTACTTCAGGTACAAGTGGCTCTTCAGGTTCATCTGGTTCAAGTGGTTCATCAGGAACATCAGGTTCAAGTGGTACCTCAGGAACTAGCGGAAGCTCTGGTTCATCAGGTTCAAGCGGTAGTTCAGGTACTTCAGGCAGTTCAGGTACTTCAGGTACTAGTGGCTCTTCAGGCTCATCAGGTAGCTCAGGTTCATCTGGTACAAGTGGCTCATCAGGTTTAAGTGGTATTAACGGTACATCAGGAACTTCAGGTAGTTCAGGTTCATCTGGTTCAAGTGGTTCATCCGGTACTTCAGGTACAAGTGGTTCTTCAGGAACATCAGGCTCATCAGGCAGCTCAGGTTCTAGTGGTTCATCAGGAACTAGCGGAAGCTCAGGTTCGTCTGGTACTTCAGGATCTTCAGGCAGCTCTGGTTCTTCAGGCTCATCAGGAACATCTGGTTCTAGTGGTACTTCAGGAACTTCAGGTACTTCAGGTAGTTCAGGTTCATCAGGTTCAAGTGGAAGTTCAGGCTCATCAGGTACTTCAGGTTCAAGCGGAACATCAGGTACTAGTGGAAGTTCTGGTTCTTCAGGTAGTTCAGGCTCTTCAGGAACTAGTGGTTCATCAGGAACTTCAGGCTCTTCAGGTACAAGTGGCAGCTCAGGCTCATCTGGTTCAAGCGGAACATCTGGTTCTTCAGGTTTATCAGGTATAAACGGAACTAGTGGTACTTCAGGTTCATCAGGTTCATCAGGTAGTTCAGGTTCTTCAGGAACATCTGGCTCAAGTGGCTCATCTGGTACTTCAGGCTCATCAGGCTCATCAGGTTCATCAGGCACGTCAGGAAGTTCAGGTTCATCAGGTACTAGTGGCTCTTCTGGATCTTCAGGTAGCTCAGGCTCATCAGGCACAAGTGGTAGTTCAGGCTCTTCTGGTACATCAGGTTCAAGTGGCTCTTCAGGTAGCTCAGGCTCATCAGGAACTAGTGGTTCTTCAGGCTCCTCTGGTACTTCAGGCAGTTCAGGATCTTCTGGCAGTTCAGGCTCATCAGGTTCATCAGGAACTTCAGGTTCATCAGGAACTTCAGGTTCATCAGGTACAAGTGGCTCAAGTGGTAGCTCAGGCTCATCTGGTTCAAGCGGCTCTTCTGGAACATCTGGTTCTTCAGGTTTATCAGGTGTAAATGGCACTTCAGGAACATCAGGTTCTTCAGGTTCATCAGGTATAGGCATTAGTGGTACATCAGGCTCTTCAGGTACAAGCGGTTCATCAGGTTCATCCGGTTCTAGTGGTACTAGCGGTTCTAGTGGCTCATCAGGTTCATCAGGTACGTCAGGCGCTGCTACTATAAACAACAATACTAACAACTACGTATTAACCGCAACTGGTACCGCTGGTCTAATTAATGGTGAAGCTAACTTAACATTTACTGGCACAACATTAGGAGTTAACGGAGATATTAGTGTTCAAGGTGGCATTGATATGAACAATACTGATGTTAGTAATGTTAGAAACATTACTATGGATGGTACTGGTAATATTGATGGTGCCGGAACTTCTAATATTAATAACTTTAATGAAATCAATGGTAACGTTAAAAACTTTGATATACCACACCCTTCAAAAGAAGGATGGAGACTTCGCTACTCAGTGCTTGAGGGACCAGAAACTGGTGTGTATATTAGAGGTAAAGTAGAAGGAGATGGAGTAATTACATTACCTGATTACTGGAAAGATTTAGTATACCATGATAGCCTATCAGTACAATTAACACCTATTGGAAAATCATGTACTCACTACGTATTATCAGCGTCAGTTGAACAAGTCGTGGTAGCATGTGAATGTGGAGAAGTAAACGCTTATTACGTAGTATTTGCAGAAAGAAAAGTAGATCCGAAATTAATAGTTGAATATCCCGTAAAAGGCTAATATTTATTAGTATATATAAAAGATGGCAAAAAACGTACAGATAATACCAAAATCAGGTAGCTTAAATTTCCAAGATACTGCTGTAGGTAAAGAAATTAAATTTGATTTTGCATCAGCGGGTCAATTAACAATCAAAAGTGGTTCTGTTAACATTGCTACTATTGATAGTGGCAGTTTAGCCATTGCTAATAATGCTACTTTTGTATTACCTGTTGTAGGATCCTCTCCTTCTTCACCAATCCCAGGACAAGTTTGGTTTAATAGTGGTACAAATACTTTAGAAGTAGAAGGTACAGCTGGAACCATAACAGGTGGTGGTCCTCAAGGTCCAATTGGTCCTCAAGGTCCACAAGGCCCACAAGGTCCTATTGGTCCTATTGGACCACAAGGCCCTATTGGAGCACAAGGTCCCATAGGCCCTATTGGTCCTATTGGTCCTCAGGGCCCTATCGGTCCTATCGGCCCTACAGGTCCTATTGGTCCTATTGGCCCACAGGGTCCTATCGGCCCTATTGGCCCTATCGGTCCTCAAGGTCCAATTGGTCCTATCGGTCCTACAGGTCCTCAAGGCCCACAAGGCCCAATTGGCCCCATTGGTCCACAGGGTCCTATTGGTGCTCAAGGCCCAATTGGTCCTATCGGTCCTACAGGTCCTATCGGCCCACAAGGTCCAATCGGTCCTCAAGGTCCAATTGGTCCACAAGGTCCTATAGGTAACCAAGGCCCTATTGGCCCAATTGGTCCTACGGGTCCTATCGGTCCTCAAGGTCCTATTGGTCCAATTGGTCCTATCGGTCCGATTGGTCCTATCGGCCCACAAGGTCCTATTGGTCCAATTGGTCCAACTGGTCCAATTGGCCCTCAAGGTCCCATAGGTCCTATCGGCCCCATCGGTCCTATTGGTCCAATTGGTCCTCAAGGTCCCATAGGTCCAATTGGCCCAACTGGCCCTATAGGTCCACAAGGTCCTATTGGAGCTCAAGGCCCAATTGGTCCTATAGGTCCTATCGGTCCTCAAGGTCCAATCGGTCCAATTGGCCCAACTGGTCCTATTGGCCCACAAGGTCCTATAGGTGCACAAGGTCCTATTGGACCTAAAGGAGACAACCAAGCTCCGGGCCCTATCGGTCCTATTGGTCCGATTGGCCCCCAAGGCCCTATTGGTCCAATTGGTCCAACTGGTCCGATCGGTCCACAAGGTCCCATAGGTCCTATAGGCCCTATTGGCCCTATTGGTCCTCAAGGTCCTCAAGGTCCTATAGGTCCTATCGGTCCTACAGGTCCAATTGGTCCTCAAGGTCCTATTGGAGCTCAAGGCCCTATTGGTCCCATTGGTCCTATTGGCCCACAGGGTCCTATTGGCCCAATTGGTCCTACTGGCCCGATTGGTCCACAAGGTCCTATTGGAGTACAAGGTCCTATTGGACCTAAAGGAGATAACCAAGCACCTGGTCCTCAAGGTCCTATTGGACCTATCGGCCCTCAAGGTCCAATTGGTCCTATCGGACCAACTGGTCCAATCGGCCCACAAGGTCCTATCGGTCCTATCGGTCCTATTGGCCCACAGGGTCCTCAAGGAAACCAAGGCCCTATCGGTCCTATTGGTCCTACAGGTCCTATAGGTCCACAAGGTCCTATTGGAGCTCAAGGCCCAATTGGTCCTATTGGTCCAATCGGCCCACAAGGTCCTATCGGTCCTATCGGTCCTACAGGTCCTATTGGCCCCCAAGGTCCAATTGGTAATATTGGTCCTATAGGTCCTATTGGTCCTATCGGACCCCAAGGCCCTATTGGCCCTATCGGTCCTACAGGTCCTATTGGTCCTCAAGGTCCAATTGGTAATATTGGTCCTATTGGCCCTATTGGCCCAATTGGTCCTCAAGGCCCTATCGGTCCTATTGGTCCTACGGGTCCAATTGGTCCTCAAGGTCCTATTGGAGTACAAGGTCCTATTGGTCCTAAAGGAGACAACCAAGCACCTGGCCCCATTGGTCCTATCGGTCCTATTGGTCCTCAAGGTCCTATCGGCCCCATTGGTCCTACTGGACCTATTGGCCCTCAAGGTCCTATTGGTCCTATTGGTCCAATTGGTCCACAAGGTCCACAAGGTAACCAAGGTCCTATTGGTCCTATAGGACCTACTGGCCCCATTGGTCCTATTGGTCCTATTGGTCCTCAAGGTCCAATTGGTAATATTGGCCCCATTGGTCCACAAGGTCCTATTGGCCCTATTGGTCCTACAGGCCCTATTGGTCCTCAAGGTCCTATTGGTCCAATCGGTCCAATTGGTAACATTGGTCCAATTGGTCCTCAAGGTCCAATCGGTCCAATTGGCCCAACTGGTCCTATTGGCCCTCAAGGTCCTATTGGTAATATTGGTCCCATAGGTCCTATTGGTCCTATTGGTCCACAGGGTCCTATTGGTCCAATCGGTCCAACTGGTCCTATTGGCCCTCAAGGCCCTATTGGCGCTCAAGGCCCAATTGGACCTAAAGGAGATAATCAAGCTCCAGGCCCCCAAGGCCCTATTGGTCCTATCGGCCCACAGGGTCCTATCGGTCCTATTGGTCCTACAGGTCCTATTGGTGTGCAAGGTCCAATTGGTAATATCGGTCCTATAGGTCCTCAAGGTCCCCAAGGTAATATTGGCCCTATTGGCCCAATTGGTCCTACAGGCCCTATTGGTCCTCAAGGTCCAATTGGTAATATTGGTCCTATTGGCCCTATCGGACCTATTGGTGCACAAGGTCCTATTGGTCCTATTGGCCCTACAGGTCCTATTGGCCCCCAAGGTCCAATTGGTAATATTGGCCCCATTGGACCACAAGGCCCTCAAGGTAATATTGGTCCTATTGGCCCTATCGGTCCTACAGGCCCTATTGGTCCTCAAGGTCCTATTGGTCCTATTGGCCCAACTGGTCCTATTGGAAATATAGGCCCACAAGGTATTCAGGGTCCTATTGGTCCTGTTGGTGCATCTGGTGCTCAAGGTCCTATTGGTAACATTGGACCCATTGGCCCACAAGGTCCTATTGGCCCTTCAGGTGCTACAGGCGCTATTGGTCCTATTGGTCCTATTGGTCCTCAAGGCCCCATTGGTCCTCAGGGCCCAGCAGGTAATAATGCACCAACTGGAGTTACTACAACTTTTGCTCTTAATACTAGTGGAGGTAACCCTTCATTTAATTATGTAGCCGGAGTATTAACAGCTTATAACCCTTAATAATCTATGGCTAAAAATGTTAAAATAATACCTAAATCAGGTAGCCTTGAATTTATTGAAAGTTCAAATGGTAAAGCTATAGATTTTACTTTTAATAATGTTACAGGAGATTTAGCAGTCCAAAGTGGTAGTGTTGATATATTTACTATTAAACCAACAGGTATTGAAATTAATAGTAATGCTGGATTTGTAGTACCTAATACAGTTCTTGTTTCTAATAGAACGGGTGCTTTACGATTTGATGCACCTGCTGAAGCTTTAATTGTTACTAGTAAAACAGGAACACCAATTGATTTACAAGGACCACAAGGTCCTAGGGGTACACAAGGTCCTAGAGGCAATCAAGGACCGCAAGGTCCACGTGGTATTCAAGGTCCACAAGGTACTCAAGGACCACAAGGCTTACAAGGACCAAGAGGTATAATTGGTCCTATTGGACCAGGACCACAAGGTCCACAAGGTCCACAAGGTATACAAGGTCCTATTGGCGCTCGTGGACCACAAGGAATTATAGGTCCTATTGGACCAGGACCACAAGGTCCACAAGGTCCAAGAGGTTTAATAGGACCTCAAGGTATTCAAGGTCCTACAGGTATTATAGGCCCTATTGGACCAGGACCACAAGGCCCACAAGGTATTCAAGGTCCTCGTGGTTTAATAGGTCCATGGGGTCCTATTGGACCTATTGGAATTCAAGGCCCCATTGGACCTGGACCACAAGGCCCACAAGGCATACAAGGCCCACAAGGTACTCAGGGACCTATTGGTCCTAGAGGTCCACAAGGTATTATTGGTCCTATAGGCCCTGGACCTCAAGGTCCACAAGGTATTCAAGGTCCTATTGGCAATATAGGCCCAATTGGTCCTAGAGGACCTTTAGGCATTCAGGGTCCAATCGGTCCTGGACCTCAAGGCCCACAGGGCATTCAGGGTCCACAAGGTATTCAAGGGCCTATTGGTCCTAGAGGACCTCAAGGTATTATCGGTCCTATTGGTCCAGGTCCACAAGGCCCGCAAGGTACCCAAGGACCTACAGGCATACAAGGTCCTAAAGGTATCCCAGGTGATACTGGTGATCTTCAAGGCCCTATTGGCCCTCGTGGTCCTCAAGGTATTATAGGTCCTATTGGTCCGGGTCCACAAGGCCCGCGAGGTATTCAAGGTCCTATTGGTAACATTGGTCCTATTGGTCCTAGAGGTCCTTTAGGTATCCAAGGCCCAATTGGTCCAGGCCCACAAGGGCCTCAGGGTATTCAAGGCCCGCAAGGTACACAAGGTCCTATTGGTCCTCGGGGACCTCAGGGTATTATTGGTCCTATAGGTCCCGGACCTCAAGGTCCACAAGGCATTCAAGGCCCCACAGGTATTATAGGTCCTAAAGGTATTGCTGGAGATGTAACTGATGCTATAGGTCCTCGTGGTCCTATTGGTCCTCAAGGTATTATTGGTCCTATAGGCCCGGGCCCACAAGGTCCTCAAGGTACTATAGGCCCTATTGGCCCACGAGGTCCTTGGGGTCCTATTGGACCTATTGGAATTCAAGGTCCAATTGGCCCAGGTCCACAAGGACCTCAGGGTATTCAAGGCCCTCAAGGAATACAAGGTCCTCGGGGTAATATTGGTCCTCAAGGTATTATCGGCCCTATTGGCCCAGGCCCACAAGGTCCACAGGGCATTCAAGGTCCTATTGGTAACATTGGTCCTATTGGCCCTAGAGGACCTCAGGGTATTATAGGTCCTATAGGTCCTGGCCCACAAGGTCCACAGGGCATTCAAGGCCCTATTGGTAACATTGGTCCTATTGGCCCTAGAGGACCTCAGGGTATTATAGGTCCTATAGGTCCTGGCCCACAAGGTCCACAAGGCATTCAAGGCCCCACAGGTATTATAGGTCCTAAAGGTATTCCGGGTGATATAAATGATATTCAAGGTCCTATTGGTCCTCGTGGTCCTCAAGGTATAATAGGCCCTATAGGTCCTGGTCCTCAAGGCCCTCAGGGTATTATAGGCCCTATTGGTCCGCGAGGTCCTTGGGGTCCTATTGGACCTACTGGCATTATTGGTCCTATTGGACCAGGCCCACAAGGACCTATTGGACCTCGTGGTCCTCAAGGTATTCAGGGTCCAATTGGAAATATAGGTCCACAAGGTACTATTGGTAATATTGGACCTGGTCCTATTGGTCCACGGGGTATAATAGGCCCAATTGGCCCTATTGGTAACATTGGTCCTCGTGGTCCTCAAGGTATTATCGGCCCTATAGGTCCTGGACCTCAAGGTCCACAAGGTATTCAAGGCCCTATTGGTAACATTGGTCCTATTGGTCCTAGAGGACCCCAAGGTATTATAGGTCCTATTGGACCTGGTCCTCAAGGCCCACAAGGTATTCAAGGCCCTACAGGCATTCAAGGTCCTAAAGGCATTGCAGGAGATGTAACTGATATTGTAGGCCCTAGAGGTCCTATTGGTCCTCAAGGTATTATTGGTCCTATAGGCCCGGGCCCACAAGGTCCACAAGGCATACAAGGTCCTATTGGTCCTCGTGGTCCATGGGGTCCAATTGGTCCTATTGGTAATATTGGTCCAATTGGTCCTGGCCCACAAGGTCCACAGGGCATTCAAGGCCCTATTGGTAACATTGGTCCTAGAGGTCCTATTGGACCTACTGGCATTATTGGTCCTATAGGCCCGGGCCCACAAGGTCCACAAGGCATACAAGGTCCTATTGGTCCTCGTGGTCCATGGGGTCCAATTGGTCCTATTGGTAATATTGGCCCAATTGGCGTTGCACCCCAAGGTCCTAGAGGTATAATTGGTCCTATTGGTCCGGGCCCACAAGGTCCTATAGGACCTATAGGAGTACAAGGCCCTCGGGGCAATAGAGGCCCAGCTAGTACTATTCAAGGCCCTCAAGGTCCTATTGGTAATATTGGTCCTCGTGGTCCTATTGGTGCTGTTGGTTCTAGTCCTCAAGGTCCTAGAGGTCCTATCGGCCCTCGTGGTCCTATTGGTTCTAGAGGTCTTATTGGGGCTGAAGGTACTGGACCTATAGGTTTAACTGTAAATTTTAAATTATTTACAGTAAATTTTTCACAAACATTAGATTTTGCCGATGGTTATCTTCAATACAGAAAAACATCAGATATTAGATTAAAAGAAAATATTGTAAAAATAGGTGTATCTAAATTAGGTATTAATATTTACGAGTATAATTACATTAATGATCCTAATACTAGATATATTGGTGTAATGGCTCAAGAATTATTAGGAACACAATTTGAAGACGCTGTGGTAATAGCTGAAAATGGTTATTATGCTGTAGACTATAGCAAAATTGATGTTAAATTTGAAAAACTAGAATTAGTTTAAAAATTTATAAGTATTTTTAATAAGGGGGACTTTGAATGTCCCCCTTTTATATTTATATTATATATAGGTTTATGAAAATAGTTTTATACACAGGTTATCACAAAACTCCTTGGGGTCCTTCTTCTATAGAAACTACCGGTTTAGGAGGTACAGAAAAAACCACTTATTATTTAGCACAAGAATTAGCCAAACTCCCTGAATATTATATTTGGGTAGTTGGAAATGTTATTCCTGGAGATTTTGATAATGTAAAATATAGAACTACTAAACAATTTAAACAAGAAGAATCTTCAGTTGATACTATTATTGGAATAAATTATATACATTATTTAAAAGAATTTGAAGATTTTAATTATAAAAATTCTATATTTTGGCTTAGTAATACCGATTATTATAATTGGTGGAATGGAGAAGAAATACCTAATCATAGAGAATTATTAATCCATCCTAAACTTAAATATATTATATGCTTAACTAAATGGCATAGAGAAATTTGGCTCCAACAATACCCAGAAACCGAAAGTAAAATTAAAATTATTGGTTATGGTATTGATGCTAGCAAAATTATAAAAACTTTTCCTGAACCCCAAGCAATAAAAGGTTTAATCTTCCCAAAACCAACTTCTCAATTATATCAAAAAAATAAAAATCAATATATCTATTCATCTCATGCTGAAAGAGGTTTAGCTAGAGTATTAGAAGATTGGCCTCAAATTAAACAAGAAGCCCCTGATTCTAGCTTAAAAATTTGTACTCCTGAATATGGTTTAGAATATTATAATCAATATTATAAAGAATGGGTAGATAGTTTGGATGATGTAGAATTTTTAGGTACATTACCCGAAAAAGAATTATATAAATTAATGGCGGATAGTCAATATTGGTACTATCCTTCAACATATGAAGAAACATTTTGCTTAACAGCTTTAGAAATGTTAGGCCATCAAGTATTACCTATTACTTGGGAATGGGGTGGTTTAAAAGAAACATTACATGGTTTTAATGCTCTTAATGAAAATGACAATATAAATTGGCAATTAGCACAAAATTACGTATATTCACTTGACTGGTGGTATGTAACAATAAGAAACTGGATACCTTTATTATTAAAATTAAATATGAATTTAGATCATTTTTACGTTATAGCTTTAAATGAAACTCAGCAAATTAAAGATAAATGCGATAAATTATCTATGCCTGGTTTTTATAACTACTGGGTAAAAACTGGTTTTGATTATCGCACTTTAACACAAAAAGATTTAGTAAAATTTGGTGTTAAAAAACACCCAAATTGGAAAATCGAAAGTAGTTGTCATTGGTGGAATCGCGAAGTAACAGATGGAGAAGTAGGATGTGCCTTAGCTCATATTGATGCTTGGGTTGATGCTTATGAATATGATAGAGAAATAACTTTTATTCTAGAAGAAGATTTTAAAGAACAACTCCCAGTAAACTGGGAAAATATAAAATCTCTTTTAGATAAAGGATATGATATGATTTATTTAGGACGTAATGCTCTTAAACCTGATTTAGAAAAACCTATAGAAGGATTTAGAAATTGGGTAGAGCCTGATTATTCATATAACTCACACGCCTACATTTTATCACGTTCAGGTGTTCAAAAGCTAGTAGAAGAGTGGATCCCTCGTTATAAAAGTAAAATATTTGCTTTAGATGAGTTTTTATCAATTACTTTTGGTATGACTCATCGTCAAGATATTTTAGCAGATTTTGCTGATCTACCTAAATTAAAAGTAGCTGCTCCAAAAGTTAATTATTTTGAACAAGATAAAAGTGTAGGAGTAACTGAAGGTAATAAACCTATAATTGAAATTTTAGATGATAGTAACTGGGAAGAGTGGTGTAAAAAATATATTGATCCTTATATTTTAAAAGGACAATATAAGCTTATGACTGATGAAATTGGTCCTAATATTATTGAATTCCCATTATTTACTGAAAAATTCTGTGATGAAGTAATAGCTTTAGCTGAACAAAATGAATGGAAAACTGATAGACATACTTTTTATCCTACAACAGACCAAACTATGGAAAGTTTAAAGATGCAAAAAATCTATCAAAAAGTTCTAGAACAATTTGTTTATCCTATTTGGATTTGGTTTTGGGAACTTGAAGGTAATAATTGGCAAACTTCAAAAAGTGAAAACTTTATTGCTAAATATGATACAAATAATCAAGGTAGCTTAGATATTCACCACGATAGCTCAGCTATTACATTAAATGTTAGGTTAAATGATGAATTTAAAGGAGGTGGTACTTTTATCCCTCGCTATAAATTAACAATCCAACCTCAAAGAAAAGGATATGCTATGGCTCATCCTGGTCAAATTACTCACAAACACGGGGGACGTCCTGTAATCGAAGGAACCCGATATATTTTAATTTCTTTTACAAATCCTTAATTTAAAAAATCATGATGAATGTTAATTATACATTCCCTTTAGAAAATCCCGTAAACCAATGTAATTATTATTGGTTTCAAGAAGGTTTTACTACTGATGAGTTATCTCAAATTGAATCTCAAGTAGCCGAAATGCAATTCCAAACAGCTGTTACTGAGCAAGGTGGACAAGATCAAGGTGAAAATTTAGATGCTCGCAATTCCAGTATTAAATGGATTCCATTTTCAGAAAATACAAAATGGATTTACGATAAAATTGGTTTAATGGCATATGAAGCTAATAAAGAAATGTATCATTTTGATCTAAACTTTATGCCAGAACAAATTCAATATACTGAATACTATGGTACTAATAAAGGTCACTATGATTGGCATATGGATATAGGTAGCCAAGGATTTATGCCTTTTAGAAAACTCTCAGTTACAGTTCAACTTTCTGGCCCTGAAGAATATGAAGGGGGTAATTTAGAAATTTGGAATGGTGGGCAAATGCCTTTAACAGGTCCTAAAGGTAAGGGTACTGTTATTATTTTCCCATCATTTATGCTTCATAGAGTTACACCTGTAATTAAAGGTACTCGTAAATCATTTGTTCTTTGGTTAGGAGGAGGTCATTATAGATAATGAAAGTAGCAATTTGTATAAGCGGTTTACCCCGCAATTATGATTTAGGTTTTAAAGAACTAAAAAAATGGTTCTTAAACAAGTATGATTGTGATGTTTACATCCATACTTGGTATGATACTACATCAGTCTTTGAAACTGGACATGATTTTTTAGAAAAAAAAACATACACTTTTACACAAAGTGATTATGATAAAATTTTAAAATTATATAAACCTAAAGCATACGAATTTCAAACACCTATACCGTTTGATGAAACCGATATTCGCGGATCTCATTTAAATTATAAATTACATAATATTTTAAGTGCTGCTTATTCAATTCATGCTTGTTATAATTTAGTACGTGAATCCGGTATTGAATATGATTATATTATTAGATATAGATTTGATCTTCAATTTACTAAGTATGTATCTCCTAAATGTATCTTTCTAAAAGACATTACTCAATTAGATCCTAACAAATATAATTGCTTTAAATACCCAGATATTAATGGATTCCCTCAACGAACATCTGAAATTGATGATCAATTTATAGTTAGTGGACCTCATATTGCTGAAATTTATTCTGATTATTTTTGTTATATACTTAACTACATTTTTATAGACCCAGATTATGGTGAATGGTTAAAAACTGTCACAAGTACAGCGGATAAAACTGTTGCTGAAAGTCTTTTAAAATGGCATGTAATGCTAAAAAATAATGTAGAGGTAAATTATGTTGAAAGTTTAACCAAACATTTTCATGCCCATATTATTCGATGAAAATAGCTTTAACAATTAGTGGTCAGCCACGTAGATACAAACATGGTTTTAAAGAACTAAAACGTTGGTTTTTAGATCGATATGATATTGATGTGTATATGCATGCTTGGGTTGATAAACATTTTTACAAGTATGATTTTTTTAATGAAGGTAAATTGCAACGTGTTTATAATGTTGATCAAAATACTTACAAAAATCTATTAGATTGGTATCAGCCTAAAAAACATTTATTTGAAAAAGCAATAAAGTTTGATGCTACAGATTTAAAAGGACAAAATAACCAACGCTTAAATTCCCAAATGGGAATGTGGTTATCTTTAAAACGATCTTGGGATTTGTTAGAAAATTCCGGTATTAAATATGATTTGGTAATAAAAACAAGATATGATTTACTTTGGACACATAGAGTAGCTGAAAATTGTATCTTCTTAGAAGACATTACTAAAGTAAACCCTGAAGCAGTTAATTTTTTTGAATATCCTGATAGATGGGGTATGGCTGATCAACTTAATGATACTTTTGCTGTTGGGGGATATGATGTTATGAAAACCTACCATAATGTCTTTCCTGAAATGTTACGAACAATCTTTGTAAACCCTGAATATTACCAGTACTATTATGATATGTTTGTTAATGAAACTTTACTCAGACAGCATTTAAGAAATCACGGAGTTCCAATTTGTCCTATTTATCATGGTTTTGATGGATATAGAGGACTAGATGGGGGTTGTTCAATAATGAGATAATATGAAACCAAAAGTTTATGCACACGGACCTTATATAGGCCCTACAGGTTACGCTAATCATACAAGAGATTTTTTTAGACATTTATCTAAACATCTTGATGTAAAAGTTAGAAATTTTCCTGCAGGTAAAACTTGGGAAGGTTATAAAGATGAACCTCATAATAATGAACCTTATTTAAATGATTTAGATAAAAAATTATTAGTTGAACAAACACTTTTTGTAGATTACGAAAGGCAAGATTCTCCTATATATAAAAATTATGAAAATAATTTTAAACATAATGTTAATATTATTTTAGAAGCTACGGGTCATCATTATTTTTATGATAATTACGTAGGTCCTAAAATTGCATATAATGTTTGGGAATCTACTTTACAACCTGAAAATTTTTTTAATAAATTAAAAGAATTTGATCAAATTTGGGTACCTTCAAAATGGCAAGCTGAATGTACTATTAAGCAAGGTATGCCTGCTGAAAAAGTAAAAGTTGTACCTGAGGGTGTAGACACTAATATCTTTAAAATTGAACCCTACCTATTACTCCCAGAAGAATATTTGGATAATAGGTTTAAATTTGTAATGTTTGGGCGTTGGGAATATAGAAAATCTACAAAAGAAATAATTGAAACCTTTCTTAAAGAATTCAAACCAGATGAGAAAGTTGATTTAATACTTTCGGTTGATAACCCATTTGCAGATGATGGTTTAAAAACTACTGAAGATAGATTAAAGCATTATGGTTTAGAAGATCCTCGCATCAAAGTAGTACATTTTCCTTCTAGAGAAGATTACATTCAATACTTAAAAACAGGTCATGTATTTTTATCTTGTGCTCGTAGTGAAGGATGGAATTTACCTTTAATTGAGGCTATGGCTTGTGGTACTCCAGCTATTTACTCAGCATGCTCTGGTCAAATGGAATTTGCTGAAGGTAAAGGATTACCTGTAAAAGTATGGGGAGAATTACCTGCCAAGGATCCAAATTATAAAGGAAAATTTGTAGAAGGTTCTTATTATGAACCTGATTTTGAAGATTTAGCTCGTGTAATGAGAGATGCTTACGTAAATTATCAAGATCATTATAAACGTGCACATAAAGAGTCTGAAATTATCCATCAAAATTTTAATTGGGATAAAGTAGCTGAAATTGGTCGGAATACTTTACAAGAATTTTTAGATGAATATAATCAAGTAGAAGATAAAAATAAAATAAATATTAGTTATTTAAATAAACCTAAAGTAGAAATTTTAGGAAATATTAACAAAAGTTATTTTATAGAATTTATTGATTCTGCAACCGGTAAAGTACACCATTCACAAACCATTAACAATAATATGTGGGTTGAATGTAGTACAGAGTACTATGTACCTTGGGTAATAAAAATTGATGGTAAAGAAGCAAGTAGATTAGATTTAACTAATCAAAAAGTTTTAATTACGGTAGAATCTAAAGCAATAGGTGATACCATTGGTTGGGTTCCTTATGTTGTTGAATTTGCTAAAAAACATAATTGTAAAGTTATACTTTCTACATTCCATAATGATTGGTTCCAAGGATTAGAAGCTTACAAAAACATAGAATTCACCAACCCAGGAACAGCTGTTGAATGTATTACTCATTATAAATTAGGATGGTTTAGAGACGAAAATGGGGGTTGGAAAAGCCCAAATTATCACCCTCGTCAATGTAATACTATCCCAATGCAAGCAACTGCAACAGATATTTTAGGGTTAGAATTTAAAGAATTAAATTATGGTATTAATGTACCTAAAGGTGAAAGACCTTATAAACAAAAATATATTGTAATAGGTCCTAATGCTACAGCAGGTTGTAAAGAATGGAAGTATGAATATTGGTGTGCTTTAGTTAAATTACTTAACCAACAAGGTTATACTATAATTTCTCTTACACAAAAAGAATTTACAATTCCAGGTACCATTAATCACTATGGGCATTCTATAGATAAAGTAGTTAATTATCTTTATCATGCGGATTTATTTATTGGATTAGGTTCAGGTCTATCTTGGTTGAACTGGACAATCGGGAAACATACAGCTATGATTAATGGTTTTGCAGAAAAAAACCACGAATTTACTTCTCGTGTTACACGTATAACAACAGATAATTGTTTTCCGTGTTGGACTAATCCAAATTTTGTGTTTGATGCAGGTGATTGGGATTGGTGTCCTATTTGGAAAGGAACTGATAAACAACATATTTGTCAAAAATCAATTACCCCACAATTAGTTATGTCTAAAATTAAACCTTTACTAAAAAAATAATATTTATACGAAATGGAAAAAAAGTTTTTAAATAAAGAAGAACTAGAAAATTTAAGACAATTAGAAAACGAATATGTTGAACTAATAAATTCTCTAGGAACAATAGAATATCAGATTGTTTTATTACAAAAAAGTAAAGAAAATATAAAACAAAATATATCTATTTACGAAGATAAATTAAAAGAATTTGAAAAAGTACTTGTTGAAAAATATGGTACTGATGGGAAATTTAATTTAGAAGAAGGCAGCTTTACATCCTAAAAACTTTTGCTAAAGTGTTATATTAATTGGTTTTGTAAGGTATTTTTGAAGAAAAGTACAATATTTATAATAAAAACCATAATATAACATTTAAAATGGCAGAAACTTTATTATCACCTGGGGTTTTAGCGAGAGAGAACGACCAGTCTTTCCTAACACAACAACCTGTAGAGGTAGGCGCAGCAATTATTGGCCCTACAGTTTTAGGACCCGTAGAAATCCCTACTTTAGTTACCTCATTTTCTGACTTTACTACAAAGTTCGGAAATACTGTTATGAGTGGTAGCCAAGAATATAGCTACTTAACTTCTATTGCTGCATTTAATTATTTCCAAAACGGAGGAAATACTTTATTAGTAACTAGAGTAGTACCTTCTGCATCTGCATGGACCTCAGCAACTGCTTCTGCCGGTACCTTTATTTCAAATAGTGCAATTATAGCTCCAAGTGATCCTAACTTCGGTCAGGCTGCTTTCTTTACAGCATCATTTACTCTTAGTACTATTGCTGAAGGTAATATAATGGATAATTATGTATCAGGTTCAAATAATTTCTTTGGTCAAACTGGCAGTGATGGTACTTTAGTTTCAGGCTCTGCAAATAATGTTAGGTGGCAAATTACAAGTGTTGATCCTGCTAATGGTATATTTAGTTTATTAATTAGACAAGGTAATGATACAGCAACTGAACCTAGTGTTTTAGAAACTTGGACAAACCTTTCATTAGACCCAACTCAACCTAATTACATTTCGAAAGTAATAGGTGATACTTATAAAAAAGTTACTACAGTTGGTTCAGACACATTTATTGAAGTTGTAGGTAATTATCCAAACAACTCAAGATATGTTTACATATCAGCAGTAAATTCACCAACTCCTTTCTATTTTAATAATGCAGGCGCTGTAGGTACTAACCCCGCAACAACTTTAAGCTGGAGTGCTTCTCTACCAATAGCATCTAATGGTGCATTTGGTGGAGCAAATGGTGATTTATTTTATGATAATTTAGGAGCTGCTAGATTCTATAACAATATTAGCTCATCAGGCAATATTCAAGGTTTAGATAATAACGACTACGATACTGCAATTGGCTTAATGGGGAATCAGGATGAATATGTTTATAATGTTATTACAGTTCCTGGTTTAACTAAAGATAATGCAACTTCACAAATTTCTGCTTTAATTAACACTGTTCAAACTCGTGGAGATGCAGTAGCAGTAATTGATTTGGTAGCTTATGGTTCTTCAACCAATCAAACTATCACAGCAGCAACAACTTACAATAGCTCATATGCTGCTACTTATTGGCCTTGGTTACAAACAGTAGACCCAGGCACTGGCCAGTTAGTTTGGATCCCAGCTTCTACATTAATCCCAGGTGTATATGCATTTAACGATAGTGTATCAGATCCTTGGTTTGCACCCGCTGGTATTAACAGAGGTGGTTTAGATACAGTTGTAAGAGCTGAACAAAAGCTAACTCAAACACAACGTAATGATCTTTACATCGGTAATGTAAACCCAATTGCAACATTCCCTAACGTAGGTGTTGTAGTATATGGTCAGAAAACTCTACAGAAAAAAGCATCTGCACTTGATCGTGTAAATGTTAGAAGATTATTAATTTCACTTAAGTCTTACATTTCTCAAGTAGCTAATAATTTAGTGTTCGAACAAAACACAATTGCTACAAGAAATCAATTCTTAAGCCAAGTTAACCCATACCTAGAATCAGTTCAACAACGTCAAGGTTTATATGCGTTTAGAGTAATTATGGATGATTCCAATAACACTCCAGACGTAATCGATAGAAATCAATTAATTGGTCAGATCTATCTACAACCAACTAAGACTGCTGAATTCATTTACCTAGACTTTAACATCTTACCAACAGGAGCTACTTTCCCAGGGTAAAAGCTTAAAAAGTTGATATTTATAATAAAATAAAGAATACATAAAATGGCAGTATTAGATCCGAACGAAATATTTTTTACAGCATTTGAACCTAAAATTCCTAACAGATTCATAATGTATGTAGATGGTTTCCCATCATATATCATTAAAGCAATCTCGGCTGTTGGATTCGATCAAAGTGAGACAGTTCTTAATCATATCAACGTATATCGCAAAATCAAAGGCAAAACAAGATGGAACGATATCACAATGACATTATTTGACCCAATCACTCCTTCAGGTGCTCAGGCTGTAATGGAATGGACTCGTTTACACCACGAATCAGTAACAGGTAGAGATGGTTACTCTGACTTCTACAAGAAAGATGTAACAATTGATATCTTAGGCCCTGTAGGTGATATCGTATCAGAATGGGTAATCAAAGGTGCATTTATTAAATCAGCTACTTTTGGTGACTACAACTGGGATACTGATAACGTTGCTACCAACTTGACTGTAGTGTTAGGTATGGATTATTGTGTACTAAACTTCTAAAAAAGTTTACATACTTTACAAAGAGAGCTTGGCTTCGGTCAAGCTCTTTTTTATTTTAATATGTATACTCGCAAATTGTTATTAAAATTATATGAATACAAGTTTTCCAACAGAGGTTATTGAATTACCTTCAAAAGGCTTACTATATCCTGAAGAAAGTCCTCTATCATCCGGTAAAATTGAAATGAAATATATGACTGCTAAGGAAGAAGATATCCTTACCAACCAGTCTTATATTCAAAATGGTACTGTTTTAGACAAGCTTTTAAAAGCATTAATTGTCACTAAAATGAATTATGACGATCTTGTCATTGGTGATAAAAATGCACTAATGGTAGCTTCTAGAATTTTAGGTTATGGTGCTGATTACACGTTTAAGTATGCTAATAAAGAATATACTATTGATTTATCACAGGTAGAAAATAAGCCTTTTGATGAATCATTAATTGTTCAATACAAAAACGAATTTCAATTTACCCTACCAGCTTCTAATACTGCTATTACTTTTAAAATTTTAACCCATTCAGATGAGTTAAAAATTAATCAGGAATTAGAAGGTCTTAAAAAATTAGGTAGAGAATTATCACCAGAATTATCAACACGTTTAAAGTATATTATTACTTCTGTAAATGGTAGTAGTGATACTAAAACTATACGTGATTTTGTTGATACTAATTTATTAGCTAGAGATTCAAGAGCATTAAGAGAGTATATTTCACGAGTTCAACCCGATGTTGATTTGAAATTTACTACGGACAGCGGACAGGAGGCCGCTATTCCAATTACTCTTAGCTTTTTTTGGCCTGACCTCTGAAACAGCACCCAAAATAAGATTTAATTTATTTACTCAAATTCATGAAATTGTTTTTCATGGAAATGGGGGGTATTCTTGGGAAACTATCTACAACATGCCTACATGGCTAAGGAAATTTACTTTTAATAAAATACAGGATTATTATACTAAACAAAAAGAAGAAATTGATAAATCTAAAACCGGTAGTAATACTACTAATATTATGGATTCTTCAGGAAATGTTAATACTCCTCAATTTATGAAATCAATGCCTCAAAAATCTAAATCAAGTTTTAAATAGTGCAATATTTATCATAAAATGTTGAATGGCAGAAGGAGATCCTCAACAGCAGTTTAACGACGCTAATAACGCACAGCAGCAGTTCACAGATAGGTTTAGTGAAAACATAACCTTTCTGAGAGATGCCTTTACTTCGTTAGGATTCACCATCCAAGACGCTATTCAAGAAGCTATTGATAAAACTGACAATTTAGGCTCAGTAGGACAACGTGTAGCTAAATCATACGAAAGAGATATTGTTAATGGTCTTAAAAAGATTAATGGCTCTTTAGATTCTCAAATAGCTTTACAGCAAAAAATTATTTCAGGTCAAGCTAAACAAGCTGATTTTGACAAAGAAAAAATTAGAGTACAAGCAACAATTGCTGCTGTTCAAAGTAGAATTCAGGCATTAGAATTACAAGGTGTAGAAATAAATGCTGAATTAGTTACAGAACTAAAAGAACAACAAGCATTAGCTGAATTACAACTTGAAGATTTAGAAAAGCAAAATACTGAAAGAATAAAAGGTATGTCTCTTCTTGAAAAAGGAAGAGGTTTATTACAACAGCAAGCTAATACTATTGATAAAACTGGTACTCTTGCTAAGGTTTTAAATGGTAATTTTAAAGATGTATTTTCAACTGCTAACTTAATAGAGGGTGCAATTGGATTTATTATTAAAGGAATGTTTGATGCTTCGGCACAAATGGCTTCATTTAGAAAAGAAGCAGGCTTAAGCTACTCAGAATCCTTAGCACTTTCAGCTGAATTAAAAGTTGTTGCTGCATCTACTGGTGATGCTTTTATTAATTCTGCTAAACTTTCAAAATCTTTTGTTGATTTATCAAAAGAATTAGGTTCAATTGTTAATACAAGTGGTCAAACACTTGAAACCTTTACTAATTTAACTCAAAGATTAGGTTTAGGTAATAAAGAAGCAGCTCAATTAACATTATTAGCACGCAGTCAAGGTGAAAACACTGAAGATGTTTTAGATAATGTTAGTAAGACAGTTGATGGTTTAAACGCTCAAAAAGGTACAGGAATACTTTTAAAACAAGTATTTAATGATATTGCATCTGCTTCTAAATCTATTGTAGTAAGTTTAGGAATGAATCCCAGCCTTATTGCTGAAGCCGCAACTGAAGCAAGACAATTAGGTTTAAGTTTAGGTGAAGTTGATAAAATAGCAGGTTCACTTCTAAATTTTGAAGATTCAATTACCAAAGAATTAAAAGCTGAACTTTTAATAGGTCAAGAAATCAATCTTGAACAAGCCAGACAAGCAGCTTTAATGAATGATATGGTTGGTTTAACCCAAGAAATTGGTAAAAATCAACAAATTATAGATACATTTGCTACAGGTAACCGATTCCAACAACAAGCTGTTGCTGAAGCTTTGGGTATGTCTCGAGAAGAGATGGCTCAAATGGTTTATCAACAACAAGTTATGACAATTGGAGCTGAAGCTGTAAGAGAAAAATTTGGTGAACAAGCATATGAGCAATTAAAAGCACAATCAGCAGCAGAAAACTTCCAAAATACCTTAACTAAAATCCAGGGTGTAGTTGGAGATATTGGTTTAGCATTTGCTCCCATTCTTGATATAGTATCATTTTTAGTTTCAAAAATGGCTGCTTTATCTCCAATTATTGTAGGTGTTGCTGCAGCAATGGCACCTTTAGCTATCAAATCTGTAGTTACTGCAATTGCTGGTATCTATACCTCATTATCTCAAATTCCATTTGGTATTGGTTTAGCTGCTGCTACAGGTGTAGCAGGAGGTCTTTTATCATTAATCTCAAGTGCTAACTCACAAGTAGCAGATGATATGGTACAGCCTGGATATGGTAAAAGAACAATCCTATCCCCAGAAGGCTCAATTCAATTAAACGATAACGATACTATTATAGCAGGTACTAATTTAGAAGGAAAAAGAAAATCACAAGCTGCAGTTTCAAGTGCAGTTTCAATGGATATGGGACCTTTAGTACAAGAAATGGCTGCTGTAAAAAATCTACTAGGACAACTACTTGCTAAAGATACGAATGTTTATATGGATTCAACTAAAGTTGGAGAAGCATTAAGAGTATCAGCAGTAAAAATTAATTAATCCAATATTTATAATAAAAAACTATGGGACTACTAAAACTTTTACCTTCATCTCCTTTAGGTTTGAAAGGATTAACCCCACCAACTATTGGTAGTGCAAATCCTCAATCTAAATTACACTATGAGTATTCAATCAACAATACTCCCCCATTCCCAGGATTTCCTAATCCATCACAATTGGATTTAAATGGAATAACCCCACCTAAGTATTTAGACAATCCTCCAGGATAATATATGCCATTAATTAACCTTACAACGAACCTAAAAGATATTAGGTACGGGAAAGATACTCCCGGTGGTGGTTATAGCGGGCAACCCTACATACAGAAAGAAATTCCTGTAGGGTTAGCACCTAAATCACCGGATTTCTTATTGCGTAATGGTTACTTAGCACCTCAAAATTCTTTAACAGATATAAAGAGGTTAACAAAAATGTTTTTCGATTTAAAATCACCTAATGGTCTTTTATTTATCGCTAAACAAAATTTATTATCTAACTCTAACGTTAGAACTCAAGCAGGTGGTATCTTAAATCAGGGAGTTTATACTCCTTTATCTACTTTAGCTCAAGCAGGTATTGTTGCGTTTGGGGGTCATTTAAATAAACAAGGTATTGATCCAACTGGTTTATCACCTTTATCTCTTAGAACTTATTTAGATGTTGTAAATCCTAAAGCTGGAGCTGCTCTTAGTTTAAAAACTACTAATAATAACAGATTAATTAACCTTTTTCAGGTTAAAATGGAAAATTTACCTTTTGCAGGTAAATCTTCCTTAGTTCCTAATAACATTGCTGATTTACCTTCTAATATTCTATCATATAGAGGAGGTCCTGGTGCTCCTTTAGGAGTAGGTACAACTAATATTAAATTTGGTGATCAAAGAACAGGTATAAATAACCCATTAGCTCGATCTATTGGGGCTGATAAAGCATACTTTTATGGGAGTTATGCTAAGGGTGGAATTTTAACTTTAGGTAAAACAGGACCTGTTAAATTACACGATGACGAACCTATTAGGTATAATAAACAAGGAGCAAGTTTAGAATATCAACAAAATGTTAATAAAGCAATAGCTCGTATTAATGCTGCTAATACTGCTACAGCTTTAGCCTCTGGAGGATTACCCGCAGCTTTTATCTCTGCAATTAGATTAAATGATACTCTTTTTGGAGCAGGTGGTACTTTAACAAGTGAAAGAAATGTTTACAAACAAGGAGGAACATTTCCAGCAACTAATACTAATATTATTCAACAAAACGGAACAACTACTTTTAACCAATTCCAGATATTAAACGCTGAACCTATTGGTAATAAAAGTGGTCAATTTCCAAAAGATTTTAGAAAAACAATTATTGAAACTCCTGAAGGTAAAAAACTTTTAGGTAAAGATAATAATAACCTCGCTGAAGCTCCAGATTATATAACAGGAGCTATTGAAACCAGAGTACATTTAGGAAATCCTGGTACTCCTAAAAATAAAGCAAATTATAACGATTCACCTAATCCTTTAGATAAGATTACAGCTTTGCCACTTTATAAAGCTAGCTCAGTAGCAACTAATAACATGCCAGATTTTCCTGTCAATGATTTAGTTAAATTTAGAATAGCTGTAATTGATAACAATAACCCTCAGAACAAAACTTTTATTCACTTTAGAGCATTCTTAGATAGTATTTCAGATAACTATGCAAGTGAATGGAATTCATTTAAATACACAGGTCGTGGTGAAAACTTCTACACCTATCAGGGTTTTACACGTGATATATCATTAGGTTGGTCAGTAGCCGCACAATCACGTGCTGAACTGATTCCAATGTATAAAAAACTAAATTACCTAGCATCAGTTTGCTCTCCAGATTACTCAAATTCAGGATATATGAGAGGTAACCTTGTCCAATTAACGATTGGTGGTTATCTTTATGAGACAGTGGGAATAATAAGAGGATTTACATACGAAATGCCCCAAGATGCAACTTGGGAAATAGGCATTAATACTTTAGGTACAGGTTTGGATGAAGATAGGATTCAAGCAGCTGAAGGTGTTAAAGAATTATCACAATTAATCAGAGTAACTGGATTTAGATTTACTCCAATTCAAAGCTTCTTACCAAGAACTCAAATTCTTAATTTTGGTAATTTAGCTACAGAACAAGATGCTACATTAGCACCTACAAAAGTAGAAGGTTATGGTTTACAAAGATATATTAGTTTATCAAACGGATTTAATAATAATTACACTACCGCACCCTAATGAACAGATATAGAAATATACCCATTCTAAAGGACAATACAGGTAGCAGATATTATAAAACTACTTTGTATCCTGAAATTCCCTTACAACAAACAGATGTGTATGTTTATACAACTCAAGGGGATCGATTTGATACTTTAGCATCACAATATTATGGAGATTCTTCACTTTGGTGGATTATCTCAGCTGCAAATGCTGAGTTACCTAAAAATTCATTGTTTCCACCTGAAGGAATTCAAATTAGAATTCCAAGTAATCCTAGTGCTATTATTTCTGCGTTTGAAACCTTAAATGAGATCCAATGAACCTTATAGGAGAAAGTTTTGATGAGTTTGTTAACGATCAAATTAAAAAAAGACAGCAAAAATTAGGTTTAGCTGGTAGAAGTAACGAAAATCTTGTTTGGCAAAATGCTAAAACAGGATTTATTAAAGTTACTAGTATGGTAAATGTTATCGATACTCAAACTACAAACCTAAAAAGATACAGCTGGTTACAAGATGCAAATCTAAAAGGCTCAGACTTAGCTAAAGCTTTTGTATTAGATACCGGATTAACAGATACTAGGACTACTCCTAATCAAATATTTTCTGGAGTTACAAATAATACTTCTTTAATTAATAATTTTGCTTATGGTCTAGGTGGTACCGAATTTGGTATTAACCCAATTCCAGGTGTTTCTTCATTAATTGTTAAACACAAAAATGATGGTTCATTAAGAGAAGCACAAATACAATTAAAAGCTTATAATAAAGTACAATTTGAAATTTTAGATTTACTTTATTTACGTTTAGGATATTCTGTTGTTGTTGAATGGGGTAATACTTTATACTGGGAAAATGGTACAGATGAAGAAAATCCTAGTTTAAGTCAAATATCCAAAACATTACAAAACTCTATTTTTCAAGAAGGTAAAAGTCATTTTGATGTTCATAATAAAATTTTAGAATTAAGAAAAATTAATAGTGCCAATTATGATGCTATGATTGGTAGAGTAAGAAATTATAGTTGGGCTATTAATAAAGATGGACATTATGATATCACACTTGATTTAATTTCCTATGGCGATTTAATTGAAAGTTTAAAAGTTAACAATTTAAATACAACAACTCAAACAACAGGAACAGATGCTAATCAACCTGTAGACATCTTTCAGAGACATAAAGATAAACATGCTATAGGTAAACATTTATTTTTAATTAAGCAAAATAATACTAATATCTCTGAAAATACTGAACAAAATCAGTGGAGAATTTATTTAACTAATCCTAATTTAAATTTAAAATTCACCCCTACACCTAATGTAGCACATTGTTATGCAGCTAAATTCTCAGATGACCAAGATAATTTTCAATTTTATTATAGATTAGGAAGTTTTTTAAAATTTTTGCAATGGAATTCTCAAATATTTAATAATAATAAGGGAAATTATAAATTTGTTAGTGAAACAGAATATCCTCCTTATATTGATTTTGATTTTGATACTCAAACTAATTTTCTTTATTTAGATAGACTTCAATTCGCGGCTGATCCAAGAATCTGTATAATGAAAAAAATAGATTCTACATTTAATCCTAATGTACCTATAGAATTATATTCATCTGCTGAAGTAGGGTTTAATAGAGAAGTTTTAAGTTATCCTATTGGATTATTAATGAATGTTTATATTAATTTTGAATTTATATTAAGTAAATTAGATGAATTAATAGATAATAATAACAAAGTAAATTATTTTGATTTTTTAAAAGCTATTTGTGATGGCATTAATGAATCTTTTGGTTACATAAATAAACTAGAACCATACATTGATGCTGATACTAACACTATTAAAATAATTGAGCGTAGAACATTCCCAGATCAAAATAAATTAATTCAAAATACTACTAAGAAAAAAGTAGAAAATACTCCTATTAGACTTTTAGGGGTTAAAAGCAATTTTGGTTTAGAAGAAGGTAGTTTTGTTAGAGATTTCTCTTTTCAAACTCAACTAGATAATGATTTACAGTCAACTGTAGCAATTGGGGCTCAAGCTAATGGCGCTAGTATCTCTGAGGATGCTACGGCATTTAGTAAATTAAATGAAGGTTTAATTGATAGAGTATTTCCTGAAAAACTTACTAGTAGCACTAACACCCAAAAATCAGGACCAAGTACTGAACCTTCACCTGTTGTAGGTATATCATCTGTTCAAGCCTTGAGTGAATTTGAAAAAGAAAAAAATAATGCTTTAAATAACCCTGAAGCTAATGAATTATTGGCTAATTATGAAGAAGCAGCTTTAGCTTATGATAAAAACATTATAGAAACTTATAATACTTACAAATGGAATCCAGATGTATATGAAACTCAAAAGAACTTAATTAAAAATTTAGTTCAGTATAATAATGCTATTGAAGCGCTTCAAAATAATGCTATAAGTACTACTTTACCTGCTATTCCTATCAATTTAAATTTAACCCTTGATGGAATTTCAGGTATGAAAATTCTTCAACAATTTGAAGTACAATCTGATTTCTTACCTGCAGGATATGCTGATAATTTAAGTTATATTTTAAAAAATATTGTACATAAAGTTAATAATAATACTTGGACTACTGAATTAGAAACTCTATTTGTACCCAAATCACCAAACAGACCCACAGAAAATCAATTATACACTACTTCAGGTAATGCAACTGAATTACCTAAGGTACAAGCTGCCCCATTTACTTATCAAGAAGTAAATAATAATGAACAAAATGTTCAAGATATATCTTTTAGTAATAATGCTATTAATCTAATTAAACAATTTGAAGGATTTAGATCAAAAGCTTATAAAGATTCTGTTGGAGTTTGGACTATTGGTTATGGTACAACAAGAAGAGCAGGTAGAGCTATAACTTCTACAGATGTTGTTACTGAAAGTGAAGCAGTTAATTTATTAAGAGTAGACCTTCAAAGATTTCAATTTACAGTAAAAAATAATTTTTTACCTAAAAATACAGGTGGTAAACAGATTACCTTTACTCAAAATGAATGGGATGCTCTTTTATCATTTACTTATAATTTAGGAGCAGGATGGTCTAAAAATTCAGGATTAAAAAATCTAATTGTAGCTGGTAATAAACCAGCCGCAGCTAATAAAATTTTAGAATATAGTAAAGCAGGAGGAAAAGTACTTCCGGGTCTTTTAAGAAGAAGAACTACTGAAAGAGCATTATTTGTTAGAAAATGATCTATTATCCTAAAACCCAAATTCGCACTAACCTCTTTACAAATGGGGGTGAATTTATTAATTCTATAACAAAAGAATTATATGTGGGTAATTACTATGAAACTTCTTTAGATCAAAAATTTACAGGTAAAAACCCACAAGACCCAAATTCAGTTCCATTAATTCCAATTAGTGAAACTGCATTAGATCCAACTCAAACAAATGCTGATAATGATTTAGTGATTGATGCTAGATTTACAGAACCAAACTACGCTTACTCAATAGTAACTAAACAAAATCCAAATACACCTCAACCTATTTATCCAAAATTTTATTTTGCAAAACCAACAGAACAAGATTATAAAAATACTCAATTTAACAGATATTTTTATAAAACTTTAAGTGGTGAAAGATATGTTGAAATTAGTCAAGGAGATTATAATTCTTTAATTAATAAAGAAACTAAATTTTTATATCAATCGGTTTTAGCTATTATTTTACCTTGGCAATTAGTCGGTGTAAAAGAAGAAGTTTATAAAACTAATGCTAGAACTACTGGTAATGTTGAAAAACAATATGGCGTAAAAGGTTTAGGTTTATATTTAAATTTTGATTATACTAAATTTTATAAAGGTTAATTTGGTTAATTAAAATTCTTGTCATATCTTTATATCTCTAAAGGTTATGATATAGATGTTTTGGTTAGTTGAATCTCAAGAACAATTTAAGGAATTTAAAAAGAATCTCGGCAAAGAGGCTTTTATTGAGATCATACCCTATAATCCTTTTATACACCCGGCGCAAAATTCAATTTGCGCCCTTTATATTCGTCCTTTAAACGATTATAAGGGTTATTTACTTCCAATTTATCACACTGAATCTAGTGTGTTATTTGAAGATGATGTATTTTTACTAATTAAGAGTTTAGAAAAAATATATGTTAAAGATAAAAAGGAATTTTTACACTATTTTCCTTTAAATCAAAGTTTTGACATAACATTCCCTAATCAAATAGAGGTAAAGTACACAACAGCTCATGAGTTTATCTATGATAAACATAAACATAGAGCAGATGTAAATACAATTATACCTATTGTAAAACATTACGAATATTGCGAAGCACTATTTGAAGAATTAGAACATTTAATAGATAACCCAGTAAATGAATTTTATAATTTAAAAGCTAGTTGGGTGTTCTGTGGTATAGAAAAAAGCGGGTTACACGTTAATATAGATTTATATAATCAATATTTTCACAAAACAACGGAACCCTATGTTTTTACAAAGTATAATTTTAAAACACTTACAACACGCCCGTCAAACACATTTAATGGAATAAATTATGCAGCACTTAACAAAGAAAATGGGTGTAGGGAAGCTTTTATCCCAAGGAATTCTTTATTTGTTGAGTTCGACATTAGCGCTTATCATCCTACTCTTTTGGCTCATGCAGTTAGGTATGATTTTAATAGTGAGGACATTTATAGTCATCTTGCACAAGTTTATAGATGTGATAGGCAGGAAGCCAAAATATTAACTCTACAACAATTATACGGGGGGGTTCTACCTCAATATCAAAATCTTGAATTTTTTAAAAAGATAATAATATACATAGATAATTTATGGGATACATTTCAACATATGGGGTATGTTGAATGCCCTATTTCGGGTTTTAAATTTTATAAGGATAAACTCGAAAATATGAATCCTCAAAAATTATTAAATTATGTAATTCAAAATCTAGAAACTTCCAATAATATTAATTTAATGTGGGAATTTTTTAGAATTTTAAAAGGAAAAAATACAAAGCTTGTCTTATACACTTATGATTCTTTTTTATTTGATTTTGATCCTAATGAAAAAGATGAATTAAGCGCAATCGGTAAGATAATTATCAAACAAAACTTAAGTTATAAAATAAAAAATGGAACTAGCTACAATTTTTGATATGCAATACGATATTTATGGTGAGACTAATTTTAAAGCCATAGATTTGAATAATAAGTTATTTTGCACCTTTACTCAGGAGCATCTCGTAGATGATATTATAGCAGACTTATCTTATAAGTATTCCATTTTGTATAATAAAATTTTTGTCTTAGAAGTAAAAGACAATAATGAATACGTTATCACTTATAATATTGATTTAGCTAATTTGGCTGGTATACCTTTAAATACTATATTAGTTCATAGAAAAAAGGAAACAAATACTTTATACACAATTAATGCTCTTAATGAGTTAATCAAAAAGTTAAATGGTGGAGTAGTTGACCCTCGTTATAAGATAGATTGGAAACACTATAAAAATACCATACTTTTAACTCAACAAAATGAGTTAAGACTGTTAAGAACAAAAATTTATAAAATTATTGAACTTTAACTTGGCAGTTTAAAAAAAGTTTTGTATATTTGGTTACAAATTAATTAGTTACATACTATGGATTTAAATTTCATCAAACAAAAAATGGCTGCGATGCAGCAAAAACCCGAACAGAGTAAGGGTGGGAATAAAGATCTATTCTGGAAACCACCTGTAGGCAAAGTTCAAATTCGTATTGTACCTTCAAAGTACAATCCTAATTCTCCTTTTAAAGAACTTCTATTTTACTACGGCATCGATCGCCCAGTAATGATTTCACCTCTTAATTTTGGAGACAAAGACCCAATTGCTGAAACAGCAAAACAACTACGCCAAACTAGTGATAAAGAAAATTGGCGCTTAGCTAAAAAACTTGATCCCAAAATGCGAGTTTTTGCTCCTGTAGTTGTACGTGGAGAAGAAGATAAAGGAGTACGTCTATGGCAGTTTGGTAAAGAAATGTACCTTGAACTTATGTCAATTGCTGATGATGATGATATTGGTGATTACACTGACGTAGCTGAAGGTCGTGATTTTACAGTTGACACTGTTGGGCCCGAAGTAACCGGTACTAACTACAATAAATCTTCAATCAGAGTTAAAACTAAACAAACTCTATTATCTGAAGATGCTGCTGAAGTTAAGCAATGGTTAGATACCCAACCTAACCCAGAAGAAGTCTTCAAAAAGTGGTCTTACGAAGAAATGAAACAATCTCTTGTTAAATTCCTCGTACCTGAAGATGCTGCTGAAGAAGGTGATATCATTGATAACGAAAAGGAACCAGAAGTAGAAGAAGCACCTAAAACAAATTATAGTTTAAACACTTCAGCTAAAACTATTAAACAAAGTAAAGCTGATAAGTTTGACCAGATGTTTGAAAGTGATCTTCCCTTTGATCTAGAATAATACATGGCAAGAGGTAAAAAACCAACCCAGTCGTTGTCGGCTGCGGTAACGGCAGAAATCCAAGCAAATTTTGACTTAGATAAATTTAAGAATAAAAAAGGTTTACTTGGTAATGTCAAATTTAAATCCCAACAATGGGTACCTTTATCTAATGCTTATCAAGAAGTAACAAGTGTGCCCGGTATTCCTACCGGACACATTGTTCTCTTGAGAGGTCATAGTGATACTGGTAAAACTACTGCTTTGATTGAAGCAGCAGTTAATGCCCAAAAAGCAGGTATTCTACCAGTATTCATTATTACCGAGATGAAATGGAGTTGGGAACACGCTACTCAAATGGGTCTGCAAATCGAAGAGGTAGTAGATGAAGAAACTGGAGAAATTCTAGATTATAAAGGATTTTTCTTATATGCTGACCGCGAAACTATTCACACAATTGAAGACGTAGCAGCATTTATTCTTGATTTACTTGATGAGCAGAAAAAAGGTAATCTACCTTATGATTTAATGTTCTTGTGGGATTCAATTGGTTCTGTACCTTGTGAATTGTCTGTACGTTCTAATAAAAATAACAACGAATGGAACGCAGGAGCGATGTCAACTCAATTTGGTAATGGTGTAAATCAACAAATTACATTATCTCGTAAAGAATCATCTAAACATACTAACACATTAGTTTGTATCAATAAGGTATGGACAGCAAAAGCTGAAACACCTATGAGTCAACCTAAACTGATGAACAAAGGTGGTTTCGCAATGTGGTTTGATGCCACGTTTGTTGTAACGTTTGGTAATGTTTCTAATGCTGGTACCTCCAAAATTAAAGCAATTAAGGATGGTAAGCAGGTTGAATTTGCAAAACGCACTAAAATCCAAATTGATAAAAACCACATTAATGGTATTACTACTCGTGGTAATATTATTATGACTCCTCATGGTTTTATTGATGATAGTGATAAGGCATTAAAATCTTATAAGGATGCTCACGCAAAAGAGTGGAGTAAAATTCTAGGTGGTGGTGATTTTGAAGTTGTAGAAGAATTAGACAACTTTGAACCAACACAAGAATTCTCTCAGGAACCAGAATAAGATGAATAAAGAAGATTTATTAAAACTCCTCAGCAATTTAGATGAGGAGAATGAAATAGTACTCCCTAAAAAGCACGATAGAGTTCTTTTGATAGATGGTTTAAATCTATTTTTTAGAAACTTTGCAATGTTAAATTTTGTTAATGAAGAAGGTCTTCACGTAGGAGGTCTTGGGGGTTTTATTCGTTCTTTAGGAACTTTAATAAATCAAATTCAGCCAACTTCTATATATATTGTTTTTGACGGGCAGGGATCTGCTACTAACAGAAAAAATATAAATTCTGATTATAAATCTAATAGAAATATTAGACGAATTACAAATTGGCAAGTTTTTAATAGTTTAGAAGAAGAAAACGAAGCAAAAATAAACCAAATTGTAAGATTAATTCATTATTTAAAATGTTTACCTGTTAAAGTAGTATCCCTGCCCAAAGTCGAGGCAGATGATATCATTGCTCATTTATCTAAAAAATTAGAATCTAAATATAATTCTAAAGTTTTTATTGTTTCTAGTGATAAAGATTTTATTCAATTAGTAACTGAAAACATTATTGTTTACAGACCAATAGAAAAAGATTATTATACTCAAGAAACAATTAAAGAAAAATTTGGAATCCCCGCAAAGAATTTTATATTATATAAAACATTATTGGGAGATAGTTCAGATATGATTAAAGGAATTAAAGGTTTAGGTGAAAAAGGTATCCTAAAAAAATTTCCTGAATTAGCTGAAAAAGAATTAGATTTAGATGGCATCTTTAGTATTTGTGAAAATAAGTTTAAAGAACATGTAACTTATGCTCGTGTAATACAAAGTATAGATGAATTAGAAAAAAATTATACAATAATGGATTTAGCTAATCCAATGTTAGATGATAAAGAAAAATGTTTTTTGGATAATTTAATAAAAGATAAAACACCAAAATTGAATGAAAATGCTTTTTTAAAGTTTTACCATGAAGATGGTTTAAGACATTTAATTAAAAACATTGAATATTGGTTAACAAGCAATTTTAAAGATATTATAAGCGAATAAAATGACTCTGAGTAATTTAAATTCATATGGTCCAGGTTTTCAGATAAAGGTTTTAGCTTCACTTTTAAATCATAAAGAGTTTTTAATAAACATTCATGATATTTTAAGTGAAGATTATTTCGATAATCAAGCACATAAATGGGTTGTAAAAGAGATACTTAAGTATTATGAAAAGTATCACACAACTCCAACAATGGAAGTACTAAAAGTAGAACTTAAAAAAGTTCAAAATGAAGTACTCCAAATTTCTATTAAAGAACAATTAAAAGAAGCATACAAATCATTAAATGATGATTTAGCTTATATTGAAGAAGAATTTTCAACTTTCTGTAAAAACCAGATGTTGAAAAAAGCCTTACTTCAATCTGTTGACTTACTACAAGCCGGTGATTATGATTCAATTAAATTTATGATTGAATCTGCTATGAAAGCCGGTCAAGATAAAAATGTAGGTCACGAATACTCTAAAGATATTGAATCTCGATACAGAGAAGAACATAGAATTGCAGTACCCACACCTTGGGGAGAATTTAATGAACTACTTCAAGGTGGTTTAGGTGGTGGTGATTTTGGTCTTATTTTTGGTAACCCTGGTGGTGGTAAATCTTGGGCATTAGTTGCTCTAGGAGGTCATGCTGTTAAAATGGGTTTTAATGTAATCCACTACACTCTTGAATTAGGTGAAGATTATGTAGGCCGTCGTTATGACGCTTACTTTACCCAAATCCCAGTTAATAAAATTACTCAATATAAAAAAGAAGTTTCAGACGTTGTTGAGCAAATCCCAGGTCGATTAATTATTAAAGAATTTCCAACAGGTAAGGCAACTATATCGACTCTTGAATCACACATTAAAAAATGTATTGATTTAGAATTCCAACCAGATTTAATTCTTGTTGACTATGTAGACCTTCTTCGTTCAAAACGTAATAGTAAAGAACGTAAGGAAGAGATAGATGATATTTATGTTGGCACAAAAGGATTAGCTAGAGAGCTTAATCTCCCAATATGGAGTGTATCACAAGTAAACCGAGCAGGTTCAAAGGATGACATCATTGAGGGGGATAAGGCTGCTGGCTCCTATGATAAGATGATGATTACTGACTTCGCAGCTTCATTATCAAGAAAAAAAGAAGATAAAGTAAATGGAACAGGTAGATTTCACATTATGAAAAATAGATATGGAATAGATGGCCTGACATATGGGGCAAAAATTGATACCTCTACCGGATTCTTTGAAATATCTTCAGATCTTGATTCATACAGCACACCAAGTCCTACACAAAATACAAGTTTTGATTCATTTTCAAGTGACGACAAGAGTAAAATAAGTGATTTTTTACTCAAGATAAACTAATTTATTAAAAAAACTAATACTATGGCAAAGAAATCAAATCTGTTGCATGAGAGAATTATCTACAAACCTTTCGAATATCCGGAAGCATATGATTATTGGCTTAAACAACAACAGGCACACTGGTTACATACTGAAGTTCCAATGATGTCTGATTTGAATGACTGGAACTCTAATCTTAATGAATCTGAAAAAAATATTATTGGTTCTATCTTAAAAGGTTTTGCCCAAACAGAAACTATTGTAAATGATTATTGGTCAGGGTTAGTAACTAAATGGTTTAGAAAACCAGAAGTTATTATGATGGCTACAACATTTGGCGCTTTTGAAACAATTCACGCTGAAGCTTATTCTTTATTAAATGAAACACTCGGACTTGATAATTTTTCAGAGTTTCTCGAAGATGAAACTACGATGGCTAAAATTGAAAATCTTATGCTTGTTAGGGATAGTTTTAATGGCGAAAAAGATTTCCACGAAATTGCCAAATCATTGGCTATATTCTCAGCCTTTACCGAGGGCGTTAACTTATTCTCTTCATTCGCCATACTACTCTCTTTTAAAATGCGAAACAAGCTTAAGGGAGTGGGTCAAATTGTTGAATGGTCTATTAGAGACGAGTCTCTCCACTCAGAAGCAGGATGTTGGTTATTTAGAACTCTTATTAAAGAAAATCCAAAACTCAAAACAAAAGAACTAGAAGCAGCAATTAATGAAGCAGCTTTATTATCTCTTAAACTCGAACTTGATTTTATTGATAAGGTATATGAGTTAGGTGATCTTGAAGGATGTTCAAAATACGATCTTCAAAATTTTATCAAAAATCGTGTTAATACCAAACTTGGTGATCTTGGTTATAATCCAATCGTTTCAAATATTGATATGACAGCGGTTGAACGTATGAAATGGTTTGATGCTTTATCTGCGGGTAAACAACACACTGATTTCTTTGCTAGTCGTGTTACTAATTATTCTAAAGGACACATGCAGTGGGATGAAAGCATTTTTTAAAAAATTTATTAGAGCATTTTTTGAAACTATTCAATCGCATTAAAATGAAAAAGTATTTTTTAATTACTCTTTTATTCCCACTTACTCTTTTAGCCCAACTAAAAGATAGTGTATATTGGAACACCCCTTACTTTATAATTAACTATTCAGAAGTACTAGAAGGACCTCGTTCAGTAAGATACTCTGTAGCTTGCCCAAATGGTACTGCATCTCGTACTGGAATGGATTTTTATACTGAAAAAGGACTTAAAACATCAGATAATAAAGACTATGAAGAAAATGAATGGGACAAAGGACACATGGCTCCCGCGGCATCTCTTAATTGTGATCGCGATATGCTATACGCTACTTTTACTTATGTCAATTCTAGCCTTCAACAACAAAGTCTAAATCGTGGTGTTTGGAAAAAGTTAGAAATATATGAACGTGAACAAGCAAAAACAGCTCAAGTTCAAGTGTTTATTCGAATAGAATATGATAAAACACCAGCTCGAGTTCCTACAAATGCTGCTATCCCTAAAGGATATTATAAGGAACTTAAGATTGGAAATCGCAAAGAGTGTTATTATTTTAAAAATGTAGCACCTGTATCAAAAGAATTAAATGATTATAAGTGTAATTGTAGAAACGTAATAAAATAAAATGGATAATAATTTAGTAGCAGATTTTTCTATTTGGGAAAAAGGGAAAGACTACCCTGAGTACATGGATGAGGTAGCACTCAGTACCATTTCAAAAGGTTATTTACTCCCAGGTGAAACACCCAAAAAAGCTTACAGAAGAGTAGCACACGCTGTGGCGATGCGTTTAAATCGTCCTGACTTAGAAAATAAATTTTTTAAATACATTTGGAATGGATGGATTGGTCTTGCCAGCCCTGTTCTTAGCAATACCGGTACTGATCGTGGTTTGCCTATCTCTTGTTTTGGAATTGATACGCCCGATAGTGTTCGTGGAATTGGACTTACTAACGCTGAACTTATGCGCCTTACTTCCTACGGCGGAGGAGTTGGAATCTCGCTTAGCCGCATTCGACCAAGAGGTGCTCATATCACAGGAAATGGAAAGTCAGAAGGAGTTGTACCATGGGCTAAAATCTATGACTCCACTATCATTGCCACTAACCAAGGTTCTGTTAGACGAGGAGCTGCATCCGTAAACTTAGATATCAGCCATAAAGACATTCATGAGTTTCTTCAGATTCGCAGACCTAAAGGAGACCCAAATAGACAATGCCTTAACCTACATCAGTGTGTAGTTGTTGATGATGCGTTTATGAAGCGCTTAAATGATCGCGACAGCGAGGCTATGTCATTGTGGTTAGAAATACTTAAATCACGCGTAGAAACCGGTGAACCCTACATTATGTTTAGTGATAATGTCAATAAAGACAACCCACTAGCATACAGAATGAACAATTTAAATGTTTCAATGACTAACATCTGTACTGAAATTACACTTCACACAGATGAAGAACATTCATTTATTTGTTGTTTAAGTTCATTAAACTTAGCTAAATATGATGAGTGGAAAGATACAGATGTAGTTGAAACTGCAATCTATTTTCTTGATGGTGTAATGGAAGAATTCATCCAAAAAACCAATGGTAAAGAATCTATGATTCGCTCACACAGACATGCTAAAAAAGGTCGTGCACTTGGTTTAGGAGTAATGGGATGGCATACATTCTTACAACAAAAGAATTTACCATTTAACTCAATTGCCTCTACTGCTTGGACTCACACTATTTTCAGCCAAATTAAATTACAAGCAGAAGCCGCATCTCGTAAAATGGCTACAGAGTATGGTGAACCACTCTGGTGTAAAGGTACGGGTATGAGAAATACTCACTTACTAGCAATTGCACCAACAGTTTCTAATTCTCGTATTAGCAGTTGTTCAGCAGGTATTGAACCTCAACCAGCAAACGTTTATGTGTTTAATGGTGCCAAAGGAACTTTTATTGTTAAAAATCCTGAGCTTGAAGCACTATTAAAGAAAAAAGGACATAATGTAAGTAAAGTTTGGGATCAAATTCTAGCTGACAATGGTTCAGTACAAAATTTATCTCATGAAATTCTAACTGAAGACGAAAAAGAAATATTCTTAACCTTCCCAGAAATTAACCAGTTAGCTTTAGTTCAACAAGCAGCAGTTCGCCAAAAGTATCTTGACCAAACCCAATCACTTAATCTTTCATTTGATCCAACCGATTCACCTAAATGGATTAACCAGGTACATATGGAGGCTTGGAAGCTTGGAATCAAAACACTTTATTACTTACGCACTGATTCAGTAATTAAAGGAGATCTTGGATCTCGCACTGTAGATTGTGTTGCTTGTGATGGGTAGATAATTTTAAATTTCTTTTTTACTAGGGGTGTCTTCGGACACCTCTTTGTATTTATAATAAACCCATAAATTATGAAACTACCTATTACTTTTGAACAATTTTCAAAAGATCCTACAAAAGGTCTACTGTTTTTAGTAATTGTTGCTATAGGTTATTTATACGTCGATATCAAATTAAGCAATTCTGATTTGATCGGTAAATACGACGAGCGTGTAGCTGGTCAAGACCAAAAAATTGAGTTATTAACTGAACACGTTCGTAGAAGTGATTCTACATTAGGTTACATGATAAGCAAGGTTGAAATGCTTCAAATCATGAAATAATGGACGTTAAAAAAACTTACATTATAGGAGTAGCATCTATTATTTTAGCTACCACTATAATTTCAGTTACGGCTCAAAAACCAAATGAGCCTAAAGTTGATGAAGTTAAGTTCCTACTTCAAAAATCACAGGAACAAATGAAACAAGCCACTAAAATGGCTAAGGCTATTGATAAATCTACTACAGAAAAAGTTGTTGGAATGAAGGAGTCAATCCAGACGTTGCAAGAAGAAAAACTAATTTTAACAACACAACTAAATGAAGTCAAGGCTATCATCGATTCTGTTTCTCCTTCCGCTACTCCTTTTGAACTCGAGTCTGACGGCTCAAACTAGATATCCTTACGAGTTAATTAAAGGTAAAGATACAACTGTGACTATGCTTAAGTCACAGGCTGTTTATCTTAACCAGACTATTGCTAAGCAAAAAACAAAACTTAACGAAATTAAAACTGAGTATGATTCTGCTAAAGCCGAATATGCTGTTTTAGATTCTAGTTTTAATGAACTTCATATTTATGCAGGTCAAAAAAGTGCTAAAGTAACTGAATTAGATTCGATTATAAAGAATCAACAACCAATTGTTAAAATTGATACTGTAATTAAAGAAATTCAAGTACCAAGTCTACCACCTGTTAAAGGTTTATCAAGATGGGGTATGAGTTTTTCTAGAGGTTCTTTAAATTCATTTAGTGATTTAAGAAGTGAATCTATTGAAGCCATAGAAGGTAGTACTCAAGCTTTAACATATTCGCCTGATAAACATTGGGAAACTAGAGGTATATTAACTCAAGGCACTATTAGAGGTACTCGAACCACTCCAATAGAAGACACCCAAACATTTGGAGCTACACTTTATTCAGCTGAATTAGTCTTAGCTTATAATTTTGCAGTAAGTAAAGATGGAAGTATTACTATTTTTGGAGGTAATGGATTTGCTCATGCCCATCGTTATTTAACCTCAGCTAGTAATCCTAACTACCCTTTAATGGAAATTAATTCAGCAGGAGGAGTTTGGACAATCTTTACTACTTTAGGAGGTGAGGTAGGAATTAACTTAACTAAATCTGTAAAAGTATTTGGTGGTACTAAAGTAAATGTTTATTCAACAGACGATTTAGATGCTTGGGCTTCTTACAATAAAGGAACCCCAGATATTATACAATATACTTATGCGGGTCTAGCTTTTAGATTTAGTAGGTAATATTTATAATAAATGTTTTATATAATAGTTGTATTAAATTAACTTTTAAATTTAAAATTATGGCATTTAGTGACATTTTTAAAGACAAGAATGATTTCAACGAAAAAACTATCGTTGGCTTTATGTCATTCTCAGTAATGAGTATTGCAGCTCTTGCAGACGTCGCAACTGGTATTATGGGTCAAGAACTCGTTATCAGTGATACAATCTTTAACTCTTTTGTAATCATCACTCTTGGTGCTTTCGGTATTGCTGAAGCAGGTAAAATTTTTGGTGGTAATAAAAAAGATAAGTCTAACGAAGAAGAAATAGGATAATGAAAGATATTTTTAATGCAATTTTGAAATTTTTACTAGGTAAAACAAAATTAGATGAAACATTAGCTGATGAGCTAGGTAACTTAAAAGAAAAAGTAGATACTATTGATAAAATTGATAGTGATACTGAAGTAAAACAAGAAGAAACCCCTAAAACCGAAGAATAATCATGATGTTATCCGAAAATCTTTCAGTCGCTGAATTTAGCAAATCAGATACCGCAAAAAGAAAAGGTATTGATAATACTCCAAAGGGAGTTCATTTAGAAGCAGCTAAAGAATTAGCTCAAAATATTTTCCAACCTATTAGAGAACATTATGGAGTACCTATCTTCTTATCTTCAGGATATAGAAGTGATGCTTTAAATAAAGCAGTAGGTGGTTCAGCTACTTCACAACACTCAAAAGGTGAAGCAATTGATATTGATATGGACGGGCATAAAGGTCCATCTAATGCTGAAATCTTTAATTACATCAAAGAAAACTTAAACTTTGATCAGTTAATTTGGGAATTTGGTACTAAAACAGCACCAGATTGGGTTCACGTATCTTATAAAAAAGGTGGTCCTCAAAGAAAACAAATTTTACGTGCAGTAAGAAATTCTGCAGGTAAAACTGTTTACGAACCTTACAAATAATAACAATAATGAAACTTAACCTTCCACTACTGGCTATTACTTCGTTATCAGCAGGTGTAACCTTTATGTGTTCTTATTTTATGAAGCTAACTATGGCTAATTCTGATCAGTATTTAGCCGTAGTGGGAGTTATGTTTCTAGATGGCATATTTGGAATGATTGCAGGTGCTAGAAGAGAAGGATTTCAAACTCGTAAAGCTTTACAAGTATTAAGAAATACCTTTGCTTGGTTAGTTATTCTAACAGGTATCCTGATGGTAGAACAAGGTTTTACTGGAACAGCTTGGCTTAGTGAAGTAATCGTAGTACCTTTTATGATATTTCAAATCATAAGTGCACTTAAAAATGCATCTATGGCTGGTTTTATTAAGGCATCTTTATTAAATGAGATTCTTGATAAAATAGATCAACATAAAGGTATAAGAAAAAAAGATGAAAAATCTACAGAATAAAATATTTCCATTTTTAATAGCGCTTTCTGCACTATCAGTTTCTGCTTCGGCCGCTTTCTATTCAGTAAGCGGCCTTAGTAAACTTTTCGCAGGTGCTAGTTTGGCTGTAATTATTATGGCAACTTCTCTAGAAATAGCTAAACTAATTATTGTTTCTTTACTTTATCAGTATAGAAAAACTTTACCTTTAATGTTAAAAATTTATTTAACAATAGCTGCTACTATCCTTGTTTTAATTACTTCTATGGGTATTTATGGTTTTTTATCAGCAGCATATCAAGAAACAGCAAATAAAGATGGTTTTGTTACTCAACAAATAGAAGTATTAGAAACTAAAAAAGAATTATACGAAGATAATCGTAATAATATTATCCAAGAAAAACAATCATTAGCTGAATTAAAAGGTACATTATCTAAAGGTTCAACTACTCAATATACAGATAAGAATGGTAATTTAGTAGTTAGATCTAATAATGCATCTATTAAACAAATTGAATCTGCTAATAAATCGGATGATGCTTTAACAAATAAATTAAATATAGTTAATGATTCTATATTTAGTTTAGAAACTCAAATATTAGAAGTTAAAACTAATGGTGAAGCCGCAAGTGAATTAGGACCTTTAAAATTTCTTTCTAACTTAACGGGCGTTGCCATGGATAGGATCATAAATTGGTTATTATTAATTATAATATTTGTATTTGATCCTTTAGCAATTGCATTAGTTATAGCAGCTAATTTTGCTTTTGAAAATTCTAAAAATAAAAATGATATGAAGTTATTTAATTGGTTTAAAAAACAAACCACCCCAGAACCTACCCCAGTACAAGAAGTTTCTAATAATGAACCTGAGATTTTTCCTGAAGAAATTATTTTAGAAGATATTAAAAGTGATGTTTCTGAAGAAAAAAAAGTTACTTTAGCTGAACCTACTGAAAGTTTAGTTGAGCTTGTAAATGAATATAAAGAAAATATCCAAACCCAACCCCAACTCAGCCCCCGAGAATTAAAAATTAAACAAAAATTTAATAAATCAGATGATGATTTGACTATAAAATATTAGTTATGAAAAAAATATTAGTTTTATTTATTTTTTTATTAGTATCATTTAGTTCATTTGGGCAACAAATTCTAAAATGGCATAAAGTTACTAACTATATGTCTACCTCCGAAATGATTTGGAGTCAGGTAGAACAAAAAACAATATTTTTTGATAATCACGATTTAGCAGCAACCAGTGCTGTTTGGGATATTACATTAGATGTAGTAAACGGAGAAGGATTTGTAACCTCAGGTAATATTACTTACCGAGTAAAATCAACCACAATTGAAGAGCGAGAAGGAATGAAAATGGTTGTAATGAATGCTTACAATGAAACTTTAAATATTCCTGTTTTAATGATTGCAAATACTATTGATAATAAATTTAAAATGGGTATTTACGTTGAAGCACATAAAAAAGTTTATTATTTCTACGAATAATTTATTTGTAAAATGATTTCAAATCTAAAACGACCTTATAAATTAGAAATAAGAAAAACCTATCAAAAAGGTTGGGGAGTATTTGCTACTTCACCTATATATCTTAATGAAGTTATTGAAGAATGTCCTTTATTAGAAGTACCTACTAAATTATCTAACTCTCACCCTGAAGCTTTTATGGATTATGCTTTTGCTTATCCAATAGAAAACCCTCAACTACAAGTTCTTCCTCTTGGATTTGGCTGTATATACAATCATTCAGATACACCTAATGCTAAATGGCAACACAATCCATTAGATAGTCAAATTTTTCAATTTATAGCTATAAGAGATATACAAGTAGGAGAAGAGATTTGTACTTATTATGGAGACGAAAAATATTGGGCTCAAAGACCCTACATTAAAAAAATTTAAAACATTTTACAATACATGGCAACGCTAGATAATAGATTGCGAGCAATAAATTTTCAAATTCAATCATTTTTAGGACTTAAAAAACAAGACAATAATGAGAATTTTGAGCTAGTTAAAGAATGGGATTTTACTAAAACTACTTTTGATGAGTTAAAAAAAGATTTTCGTTTTACCCCACCTTGGGGTGAAAAAATAAATAAGAAACACTCGTGTAAGTTTAACGAGAATAATATTAAATTAACCTCTGAAGGAATTGAATTTTGGAATTCAGTAAATACTGGAAGTGATAATACGGAAACTCCTTATATTGCAGGAGCGATTATAACGAGAAAAGCAACTACTTTACCAGCATTCGGGAAAATTGAGGCGTTGGTTGAAATCCCAAGGTATAAGGGACAATTCCCAGCATTTTGGACGACTGATGAATTAGCAGCAATGCCCGAATTTGATATATTTGAGTTTATTTGGCCCTCATGGAAAGAAGAAGCTACAATGGCTGGGAATATTCACTATGGAACTGCTTATGATTCTAAAAAATGGAAATTTGATAATCCAAGTTGGTTGGGTGTAAGTGGAAAAACGTGGGATAAACCCATTAAATTTAGCGCTGAATTTTATCCTCACGAGACTCTATATAAGGTAAATAATTATGTTGTATATAAAACTATAAACGGGTATACACCTAATAATAGGGTAGTGTGGTTAAATGGTGGCACTTATCATAGTGGAGGAGGGCCTATAGGAGAAGGACCATGGTTATCTTTAAAAGCTAAATATCTAAAATTTTACAGATTAAAAGAATAATTTTTTACTTAACTTGCCCCCAACTAGTATGTTTAGTATATTTATTAAAAATAAAATAAACAAATGGAAAATTTTCTAACTGAACAGGACAAAAAGAAAACACAACTTATTGATGAGCTTTTATCTGTAGCTAGCCTATTAGATGAAGCCTATCAATACCACCCCGCAAATCCTAAACAAATTAAAGTAGAGGATTATTTCCAAGAGTTAAGTGAGAGAAAAGTACAAATTGAAACTGAATTATCTAATTTAGAAAATTGAGCAAAAAAAAGTTAATTAAAGGATCCAAAATTAAAGTTAAAGGTATCTCTGAACAAGGTATCTCTAGAACTTCTATTCACGGAAAAATCTGGCAAATTGAGCGAGTTGTTAACGACTTGTCTGAATTTTACTCTAGCAAAGGTCCTTTAATTGCTTTAAAAAGTTGTAGTGAAAGGAATGCTTGTTTTTGGTTTTATTATAAAGAAGATCCTCATTTTAAAATAACAAAATTTTTAGGATAAGAATTATTCTTTTAAAAAATCCTAATATGTATTATTGTATAACAAAATACCATAAATAAAAATGGCAATAACAACTTTAGCAGTTAGACAATTTTACCAAATTCCTTCAGAATATGGCACTTTTAACCGTCCTGCATCAACTTTTGTAGTTACTGGATCTGTTAGTAGACTACTAGTTGATGGTGGTCGATCAAATTTAGCTAATGATTCTATGACTATCACCACTCAAAATAGCAGCCCCTATATTGCAAACTCAGGCACTGCAGAAGGTTGGTGGCCTAGTCCTAGTATTGACGGAGCTACGGGATATGGTATTATTGTAGGTGGAAATGATGTATTTGCAAATACTTCTCCAGATGGTAGAATTTCAACAGTTTCATGTTGGGGTTGGATTGCACAAGAAGATCAAGCTGCTAATGATGCTGAATTTATTGCTTTAGCTGAAATTGTAACTGGAGTTGAAATAGCTAATACAGCATCTGCTAAAACTAATTTACAAAGCCGTGGTTATTACTATCAATACCCAACTGGGTATCAAGGACAAAGCCCAGGCACAGGACCAGGTTCAGATTCTTAATTGAAATAAAAAATATTTTAGAAAGAAGGGAAAATTTTTATAATTTTCCCTTGCTTTTTTTTAAAATTGGTTGTAAATTCAAGATAAATAAATTCTTAATGATAAAAGTTAGTCACGAAACTCCGTTATGTCTATTAGAAGATAGTCGTTTATTTAATGATTATGATTATTGCCTCCCCCACTTGCTCGATCAAGAGCAAGGCTATCAAGATTATTTTTTAACATCAGTAGCACAAGGTCGCTATGTTATTATGGATAATTCACTTCATGAGCTAGGACATGCTTATGATGAGGATCGTTTGCTACACTGGATTAGTGTACTTCGCCCTAATGAATTTATTGTACCTGATGTTTGGCAAGATCGAGACAAATCAGTAGTAAACGCTCGTAAATGGGCTCAAGTTAAACTACCTATGGGGGTAGAAAAAGTAGCAGTAGTTCAAGCAACTACTATTCACGAAGCTGCTACTTGCTATCAAACCTACAAAGATCTAGGTTACAAGAAAATTGCATTTTCATATGGCGCTTCTTACTATAATGATGTAGTACCTCACGCTAATAAAAACCTAGGTAAAGCACTTGGACGTTTATCTGTTATCTCAGCTCTATATGAAACTAAAGTAATTGAAAATAACGATCGAGTACATTTATTAGGATGTCAAGTACCACAAGAATTTGGATGGTATAATGGATTTCAATTTATCGAATCAATTGATACTTCAAACCCAGTAATGGCTGCTCTAGAAGGCATGCGTTACACAAATGCGGGTTTAATTGAAAAACCAAAAGCAAACATGAACGATTATTTCTTTATGTTGTCTGATCAAGTTGATTATGAGCTTTTATCTTATAACATTTTAAAGTTTCGTGAAATTAACGATTTGTAAAAGCGTTTGCCTATACGCTTACAATACATGGCAAATTAAATATTTATACAAAACATGGCAAAACACGTTGTAGTTTCGTTATCTGGAGGAATGGATTCCTCAACACTATTGCTTAGAGCGCTAAGCGAATTTGATACTGTAACAGCAGTATCGTTTGACTATGGTCAAAAACATAAAGTAGAGCTTGATCGAGCCCAATCACTGGTAAATTATATTAATGATAATCCTACTAGAGTATTCCATCATGATCATGCTCCAAATGGATTTGAAGAATCGTATCCATTAGTAAATTACCGAGTAATTAAACTTGATGGTTTAGTTGATTTACTTAACTCAGCCCTAGTAACAGGTGGTGCCGAGGTACCAGAAGGTCACTATGCTGAAGAAAACATGAAAGCTACAGTAGTACCCAATCGAAACAAGATTTTCAGTTCAATTACTCAGGCAATTGCTTTGTCTATTGCTACTGAAAAAAAAGAAGAATGTTCTATTGCTTTAGGTATTCACGCAGGTGATCACGCTATTTATCCTGATTGTCGTCAAGAGTTTCGTGACGCTGATGACCTCGCCTTTCGAGTAGGTAACTGGGATAGTGAATTAGTTTCATATTGGACTCCATATCTTGAAGGTGATAAATTTACTATTTTGCAAGATGGAGAGAAATTGTGTGCTAATCTAGGAGTTGACTTTAATGAAGTTTATAAACGCACTAATACCTCTTATAAACCACTTCAACATATTATTGAAACGCAACCTGGATGGACTGAGCTAGTATGGTTTAGTGATTACAAATCAGCATCATCTGTTGAACGAGTTGAAGCGTTTATTAAGCTGGGTCGCCCCGATCCCGCAGAGTATGCTGACGAGACCGGTCCTGTAACTTGGGAACATGTAATAAATGAAGTATCTAAAGTACTATCTAATCATGAGTGATGGAATAACAGAAGCTCGTAGAGGCACCTATTTTAAATCCGATAAATATAACCATGATGATAGTATTATTAATCCTGAGTTATACGGAAAAATAAAAAGTACAAAAAACGTGAAAATAGATACTAAAATTAAAGATTTTAAACATATGCCTAATCAAAAATGGCATAAAATTATGAGCTTTATTAAATCAAGTATCCGTATAACTGGTTATATTCTTATCCCATTCGACTTGACCTCAGCTGCTCTTGTTCTTATATTTAGTGAAATAGTAGGTATATTAGAAGAATTAGTATGAAAAAATTCGAAACTTGGTTTTTGAAATATGGACATTGGAGTTTTTTAACAAGCTCACTTTTTGAAGCATCAGAGAGTCGTTGGTTAACGGCGGCTGCTTTTATGTTTCTTTTTATTAACTATCAATTTTTAAACAAAAAATGAAACAACTTTGGTATTTTTCAGCCCCATGGTGCGGTCCATGTCAATCTTTTGGTCCTATTATGGATCAAGTAACAAATGCAGGTGTAAATGTAAAAAAAGTTAATATTGATTATGAACCTAATGCCTCAACTACTTATGGTATTAAAAGTGTTCCAACTGTTATTTTAGTTGAAGACGGACAAGAAAAAGCACGTTTTATAGGAGCTCGTTCTTTGAATGATGTGATTAAATTTTACAATCAATAATGAGTAGTTTTAGGTCAACAAAAGTATTTGATGGCTACTCAACAGTATTCCGCCAATGGAAAGCTGAAGGAACACATTGTAGATTCCTTCATGGCTATGGAGTAAGTTTAAAAGTATGGTTCGAAGGTGAACTTGACCAGCGTAACTGGGTATGGGACTTCGGAGGTATGAAGCGTGCTAAAGGTACTATCGATGGTATGAACCCTAAAGCATGGATGGATTATATGCTTGATCATACTACAATTATTGCAGATGATGATCCATACCTTTCTTACTTCCATAACATGTACACCGAAGGTCTAATTCAACTACGAATTATTCCAGCTACAGGAGCAGAGCGTTTTGCAGAGTACTTCTACAACAAATTAAATACATTTATTCAAGAAGAAACAGATGGTCGTGTTAAAGTAGTTCAAGTTGAATTTCGTGAACACGAGAAAAACACAGCATTTTATAAAGGATAATTATGTCACTAGGAAGAATAGAAGACTACAATAAAATTCTACCAATTGTAGAATTATACACTTGTGTGCAATC